GTTCAGGCATCCCTGGAATCGGGCCCGCTGAGCCTGGAGGAGCAGCGCTCCCCAGAGGAACCATTCCGACCGGCATGATAGGAATCTCTCCCCAGTCGACTGGACGTCTCCCATCGAGAGCTCTTTCTTCATTGACACAGGAGTACCCGCTTCTTAAATTTGACTCTCTTTCTATAATTCTCGCTTGCCTATCCTCAGGCACCGGATTATCGAATGCGCAAAACACGTTGTCGTCGTAGAGAGGCATCACTCTCTCATTCAATTTTTCTTGGAATCTTATCATACGAGGCGAAATTGTATCTCGCTTATACTGAACCTCACCAACTTCTGCATTCGCTTTATTAACATCATCTGTTGTGAGCTTTGAGAGAGGAACTCCGTAGCAGGCAGCAATTTCCTGCATACTTATTTTTCGTCCTGCCTGATAATTCAAATCCTTTGGCGTCATTGTAATAGCGTTATAGGTGAGTCCTTTCTCCAGGATAGCGGTTTGGCCAGCCTTATTTACTCCGCCATATGTTTCTTTCCATTCTCTTTTCAGTCTTTCGAATTCCTCATCTGTCAAGGACTGGTCTGTCTGCAAAACACCATCCGGGCGAGCCATATTGTCGAGCAATACTAACTCAAACCGTCCCATCGCCTCAAGCAATTTAACTGTCAGCCCAATGGATGAGAGAGGAGAATGGCCGTAATATGTATTCGAGGGATTTGGGAACTTGAAATGGACAATCTCGTCCGGCTCATAAGGAATCAGGATATTTCCCTTCCTATACACATATCCTTTAATGAGTCCTCCTTCTTTCGCAGGAACAACTTGCATATTTTGTGAAGGCATACACCATATCTGGTCCGGTATATTGAGAGAGCCTCTCGGCATATACCAATATCCATTGCCTGTGAGCTCCATAAAAAGTTCTGTTAGCTCAAACGTATCGAATCGATTTGAGAGAGGATTCATTTTCGATATCAAATCGAGAAATGGATGCTCTGCCACCTCGACAATCTCATCTGCTCCTTTTATCTTCGGAGCAATTGAGGGTTGAGATGAAAGAAACTTCAATGTCTCTTTCGATACCTCTTTCGTCCTAACAATAACTTTTGTTTTCGCAGTCGGCTTTGCGATATACATCCTCAGAGGGATAGATGCAACAGCTTGTGCATTTTTATTCGCACACACATATACCCAGGAGGCATAATTCTGTATCTGCGCAAAAGGGTCATTCGGAGGAATCTGTCTCATCTCAGACTGAAAAGGGTACATAAGGAAAGGAGTCCGAGAGAAGGGTACTTTATAGGACTCCTGGGAAGATTTTCTCACGCTGATATCGTATCCAAATATTTTCATATATTCATCCACCTCACCTCTCTCATTTCTCCTTGATATAGAACGAGAACAGCCCCGTCAACGAGAAGCGTCTTGTATAGACAATCTATCTCCTTGAGAAGTTCTCTCTTGCCATAGTATGAATAAAAGGACGCTCCTTCTTCGATATACTCGAGCATCCGGAACTTATAGAATTCTTCTTTCGTTGGATAGAAGTGAGACATTATTTCTCCTCCTTCTCTCCATCTGCTTTGATTGTGAATGACCGAATTCGAGGCCTTCCTCCAAGAAACTTCTTTCCGTGCGTATATAGAGCATACCGGAAGGCGTCGATGAAATGGTCGTTATACTTGACTGGCTCATCCAGGACTTTCCCTTGCCTGTCGACTCTGTAGGAATAGCCTCTTATCTCCTTCAGTCCATTTATCGAATTTGAGGTAATTCCGATTCTGAAGCGTTTACAGAAATCAATCCCGTCCAGTACATCCTTTTCTGCAGGCTCCACCCGGAACCCAGCAGAGCGCAATTCCTCTATCCTCTGAGGCTCTGCGCAATCAGGATAGATGAATTTTCTTCTTCTGTCTTCTGGGATAACAACCTTCATCTTCTCAATGAGGGCAGAATTTGTGAGCCCTGCCTCATATATTATCTCATTAGCCTCTACCCGCCATGCAGAAGCCTCTCCCGGGCGCGCATCCACGCGTACCTCGACGAGAGACGTAGGCGAATTGAACCCAAAATCCAGTCCATAGAATGTATTGTCGCCAGAAACAGGAATAGAAAAGTCCGCCGTCTCATACCAATTCTTGTAGATAACGTGCTCCAGGCGACCCCATTCTCCTTCAGCGAATATCCTGTAAAAGTTTCTGTCCTGGTCTTTTAACGCCTCCAAGGTCTGAATATAATCAGCCGACAAGAAAGGATTGCACTTGTAATTTGACACTATTTCTGTGCAATCCGGAACGTGTGCATCCAAAATATTCGATTTTATCCAGTGATACTCATCTATCGGATTGAAAGACAGAAACAATTGATTCCTGATGCCTTTATCAGGAGCAGATGTGCGCAACTTCAGAGTAATGAAATCCTCGTATGTAAACTCTGTTGCCTCCTCCATCCAGATGTCATTCCATTCAGATGAGTGAATCTTTTCCGGGTCATCGAGAGAGGAGAAGTGAATCAAACTTTTTCCAAATAAAATATTAAATGCAACTTTCTCTTCCGTTATCTTCTGCTTATACCCATAATTATCTAAAGTCTCATATATGAGAGGCAATGTGGTGATACGGAGCGAAGGCATGGTCTTCCGAACGATGAGAATCCTCCTACCAGGAATTCCAAGAAACCGCTCTACTATGAGCTGCGCAATAGAGTAGGATTTTGATGAGCGAGCACCTCCCCTGTCACATATCACCTTAGAGTCAGATGAAAGATTTGCGTCAAAGACAGAGGTTGTCTTTATCGTCTTTACAGGAACATTCTTCTTTATCAGATTAGAGGCTTCAGAAGGGTTTAAAAAATAACCACCATTTTTATAACCTATAGAAGAAGATGAAAAATTTTGTGGAGGTGGTGTATTAACAGGAGAGAAAATTTCAGAATCATTACCAGAATCCAGTTGAGAGATTTTTTCAGAGTGAGAAGAAGTCGAAGCAGAGTGAGAAGAATTTTGAGAGGGGCTCCCCACCCCTCTCTCACTCACCCCTTGAGCAAATTCTCCACCTCCCCGGGGGGTACTCTCTCTCCCCTCTTCTTCTCTTATACTACTATCTTTCTCTCTATCTATCTGAGCAAGTGTTTCCTTCGTATATATATTCTCAAGTCTTCTCTTCTTAGCAATAGCTTCCTTTGAATGGGTATCTTTTCTCCATCCAAGTGGTCTTCCTTTCTTTCCTCCACTATTATATGTTAGCTCTTGCATAGGCATTCTTTAATCTACTTTATTAAGATAACGTTTCCTTTGACGTCGTAATTCCTTTTGTTTCTTAACTTTTTTAATACCGGGTATAAACTTTTTTAATACCGGGTATAAACTTTTTTAATACCGGGTATAAACTTTTTTAATACCGGGTATAAACTTTTTTAATACCGGGTATTAAATTTATTTACCATTAACAGCATCGTTGCTCTGAGTGGAGTATGTCTTTACTACTGGCAACGCTCCTCCACTTGGCTGATGTATGAAGATAGGAGCTGTTTCTTCCCGCTGTTCTCCCTTTCCGCCTTCTACATATCCTCTTCCTTTACCCTTTGTGCGCAGATAGAACTGTATTGCCCATGCCTCGTTATTTTTGATTGCGCGTACTAATTTATGCTCTGAAAGGTCGAGAAAAGACTCCTCGATAAGCTTCAAACATGCCGCTAATCTGTCGTTCTTTTTTACCCTTTCTGATAGGGTGGATTGTGCGCAACCTAACAGTTCGGCAGCAGCTGAGAGGAACCCACCAGATTCCCAGAGGGCTCTCTCTACCACCCTTGCAGGAGGGAATCCCTTCCCTTTCGCTCTCCCTTTCACATCTTTCACATCCATACATTTCCTCCTAACTACTTTTTACTACTTATATAAAACAAAACAAAAGAGGTTAAAATATACATACTTCTTCTCTACGTATTTCTCTTATACTACTTATTCTTCTTATCTCATTCTTTCTTTCATTTTATTTATTTCTATAATTCATTTATCTATTTAACGCTTCTATATTTGCGTCATTTATTTCTTTTATAATTCTATTTACTTCTTTGTAGTTGTTTTTAAATACCTCTATTTCTTTCTCTGTAGGTATTATATTCTTCGATAGTGTCAGGAACAGCATGCTCATGCTTCCGTATAGTCTTGCCAATCTCTGATATCTGTCGTATCTTTCTTTTGCTATCATTCTTTTCTCCCTATTATACAGCACTTTTCACATATTACTCTGTTGTCTTCTCTAAAGCAATACTGTATTGGTTTGCCTATCCCTTTGCATTCTCTATATTGGCTGGGTGTTACTATTATTGTGTCTTTCTCATCTATTATCTTATTGCATATTTCGCATACTCTTTTCATTTAATCTCCTTCCCATATCCCGTCAGGTCTTATGCTTGCAATTAAGAGTAGATTCATTAATGCTCTCTTTGCGTTGCCTTCTGTTGCTCTCCAGTAGTCCTCCTCGTTGTCGTCTTTCAGTTTGCTTATTGCGTTTTCCAGTATCGGAATGCTTTCCTTTCCTGTTTTTCCGTATAGAAATCAAATCCCTTTCTCTTTATCTATATACTTATAGAAATAAATCGAGTAGTTGTATGTTATGTTCAGCCAGGCTTCCCTTGTGCCTCCTATTGCATACGTTCTTATTGCAGTTGTGACACCACAACTCTTGTCTCTCTTTCATTGCTTCATCCTTTGAAAATGAAAAGGGGAGAACCTATCCGTGTTCTCCCCTTTCGGTTCATGATTATCTAATATCATTTCAAGTGATATTTCAATTGCATCATGTATCGTCTTTGTCTATGTTGTTGAATGAATTAGCTCATTACTTAAAATTCTCCCCGCCTTCCCATTAGACCACTCGTCCGTATGTTTTATTGGAGGACGAGAAGGGAATTGAACCCTTATTTGGGATTTTAACTTCGGCCAACCCACCAACTATAGATGTTGGACTCAGATGAAAATATAGGGCAAAAAGATAAACTTCACATCGTTGCGGTTCAGACGCAACTTTTAACAACAACAGCAACAACAAAGCTGCCCTAATTTTATACTTCTCCTTTCATAATCTGTACTTCTCCATGTCTAAGACAACGTCTCCTTTATATAAAGGCTGACACCATTTCCACGGCGTACATGATTCAACAATTTTATCCCAACCATTGTCTTCCATGTTTGACATTAATATTCTGTCTTTTTCAAGACCACGATTCTTTATTTCTTTCAGAGATAAAACTGTTCCTCCAAGATAAAAACGTTTAGATGTTTTTAATTCCCTGCTATCAATCTCATCTTCTGTTCTTCCACGGGTACTAAATTTAAAACAGTATGGATGAGAATTGTATCTTTCTGTTATATGGTGTGACATTTCCACGGCTTCTTTTATGTTCCATCGAGATATTCTTTTTGTAGTTGTTTCTGCCATAAAAGTACCAGGGCTGAAAAATGTAACATAATGCTGTTTGATAACTATTCTACTCATCTCATTCCTCATTTGAAAATCTTAATTTTTTAGTACAATTCTCCTTTGATAATATATTTGAATAATCTATCTGCAATCTTATCTTTCACTGCTTCTGTTTTATTTGCTCTCATTCTTGCCTGTTTGCACGCTTGGAGCAGCTTGTCTATCCTTCCAAGTATAGCAGACTTCTCAGCCGGAGTTATCATACCGCTCCACTTCTCTTCAGTATACATGCCGACAACGATATCCTCATTCCACTTTTCTATCTGTGCAGGATGTTCTTTTGTCGCAGGAACAAGAATCTTGCTCTGTGCTGTCTTTTTTGTTTTTGTTGTCTTAACAGCATTTTCAGCCCTGTAAACATTCTCTCCCATCTGCGGGTCTTTCTCCCATTTGATTCCAGGCTGGAGAGTAGGAACGACTTCAAACATACGTCGAATGTCCAAGAGCTTCTTTGTTTCAAGCCCGAGAAGGAAAGTGGCCGGGCAATCAACTGCTAACAAAACATCGTCGATTTCGATGTTTGCCTTTGCGTTCTGGTTTGATTTTTCTTTCTGGAAAGTAACATCCAGCCAGTCTTTGATTGAATCAACAGCGTAAGCCAATTTATCAGGAACGGTTGTGACCATCTCTTTTATTTCTGTGCAGGCATCTTCCTGATTTTTATCTTCATCGGCAAACATATTAAGTGTTTTGCGATGACCTGTGAAGTGCTCCATTTTCTTAGTGAATGTAACTATTGCCTCATCAATTATCTTCTGAGCAATCCCTTGTTTACTTCCTTCTACTGCAAGCAGTTCATGTAATTCAGCCATCGATTTCTCCTTTCTATTTGTTGAATATGTCCAATTTATCTTTCAGTTTAGGAAAGACTCTATATATCTCGCTCTTGTATTCGATTGAGATTTCCTTCAGTCTTCCGTTTATTATTTTTGAGAAATCCTTCTTCCATTTTTCAGGGACAGAAAATCTATAAGTGGCGTATGTTGAATCGGAATCGTCATCGAATGTCGATATGAAATTTGGATGCTTATATAGCTCTTCTTCTCCGTATCCGCAATTTCGATTTCCTCCTCCGACTCGAGTATAGACATCTATTGTCTTTTTTCTTTTATTCTCCCCTATGAAGCAATCTCTAAATCTCGGATATTCATCTGGATGCTTCCCCAGCATCGGGAGAATAAAAAAGCAGGCAGGACTTGCTCCATTGATGATGTTATATAGGCTCATCTTTCTCCTTTCTCTTTATATCAATATTTATCTTTAAAATCTCTATATCCTTGCCACATCCCTTCTTTATGATATTCTTCTTTTCTTTTTTCTATCCACCATTCATAGATATGAGAAAATATACCTATAAAAAGTAATATTAACATAATAGAAAAACCAGAAGCTATTATCCAAGTTTCCATATTCCTCTATGTAATTATCTTCCTCCGGAATTGAAAATATTCAAGAGCATCTGTTTTGTCATTTCTTTTCGGGTTTCTTGGTTTATCATTTCATTTATCGCAAATGCTGAAACAGTAAGAACAGAGGCCGCCTCATCCGGTTTCATTTTTCTCTCCTTGAGGAGAAATTCAATTACAAGTTTTGATTCGTCCAATACTTTTTCTGCGTTCATATTATCTCTCAGGCCGAGGAGCACAGTACTGGCAGTAGTATTTATCTTTCCTCTTAACTGAAGTCAAGCCTCTCTCTATTCCTTTTCCGTCTTTGTAGCTGACTCCCAGTCTCAGATTGCATTTTGAGCAGCAGATAGGTCTTCCTCTTAGATAATTCTTCAACTGCCTATTCAAAAGCTCTCTGTCGGATTTCATCTTTTCGTACGAATCTCCCATCATAGCGAATATCCTCTGTATTGGCGCGGACGAATTTTTCCTTTTCTAATTTGCCTGTTTCGAATTCTTTTTAGAAACTTCTTGTAGAATCGATTATCTCCTTTGCAGATTTGTTCCGGCTTTTTCATCTTCAAGATTATTATATATTCATTTTCCGAAATTGAGAAATATTTTTATAATTCTCTTTCTCTTTTCCTGTCTTTCAGCTCTCCGAGCTTTCCATTGTTCCATCCTTTTATTTTCGAGAAGTATCCTGTCACCCTTGTTATGTGGTCTACATCTAATCCTTTATTGATTGCATCGTATAGCTCAGAATGAGTGAGTTGTGAGAGTTTTTCGATAGTCACTCTTGTTGCTCGATTTTTATCTTCTTGATACCAGGGAAGATTTTCGTTTCTGAATAATAGTGCTTGACCTGTCTCTTCTTCTCCCCACTCTATGTTCTGATGCTGTTCTAAAAATTCATTAAGCTCTACCTGATTCATCTTCTGTCCTCCTGAATACTTTTAATATTTCATCAATCTTGACATTTATCTCTTTTATATTTTCTGCTCTTCTATCAAATTCTTCCAGTGATTCTTCTTTTGAAATCTCTCCTGATAAAGATTTTTTAAGTGCTTCTGCTACCTTTTTGTATTCTCCTGAAAGGCTCTCGTAAAGAGAGACAAGTTTATCTTCTACTTGCTTTTCTTGGCCAGTCATTTTCTACTCTCTTTAAACATATTTTTCTTTTTTCCTTCTTCTCAACCTCATGCTTGGCGGCTCTTGGTATGCTGCTATTATTAAGTAGATAAGTAATAGTAGCAACTGAAATACAACTCCCCCCGATGTCCATCTATTTCCCGTAGAGGTTAGTATTATTATGGCCACAATCCATCCTAATATCAAAGAAAAATACATCTTCATTTCCACTCCTTCTCCCACCATTCTTGAAGCGTGGTGAAGAATAGGTCTTTGTCTGTTATAAAATTCATAGCTTCTAATTTGGTATCTACTAAATTTTTATTATCTAATAACCAGATAAAGAAAGTTTCCCAAGGAAGATGTGTTTTCTCTTTCATAGCAGTCACCACATCCCCATAGTCCTTCCAGTTATCGAAGGTGCGGTTACAAGTTTCTATATGTCTGGTTAGGTCTTGCAGTTCGTTTGTTCCATAGTTACATGAACAGTAATATCTTCCCCCTTTTTTCTTTTCATGACAACACTCACCAAGCACTTTTTCGGTGAGCCACTTCTTAAATTCTGGTTTAATTTCGCTCATTTCCACTCCTTCTCCCACCATTCTTGAAGCGTGGTGAAAAATAGGTCTTTGTCAGTAAATACATCTAACATAGACATTTCATGAAAATCACGTTGCCACATTAAAAACTTTTTAAACAAGACTTTATTTTTTTCTGCCATTTTAAATCCTTCAATCACATCCCCATAGTCCTTCCAGTTATCGAAGGTGCGGTTTGTTAGTACTCCATTCATAGAATGTTTTCTGCATTTTACACATATATATCCCGGTTCTCCATCCCATTCTATCTCATGACAACACTCACCAAGCACTTTTTCGGTGAGCCACTTCTTAAATTCTGGTTTAATTTCGCTCATTTCCACTCCTTCCTTATCTTGTCCCCATAAATAATAAGTGCTTCCATAATACGAGTTTTAAGGCTCTTCGCCCATTCAGGGACAGGCTTATCTTCCATATAGCACAGGTCATTCCCCGTTATTACCCATGTCGATAATCTTGACCTGAGCATTTTATCTTTGACCTTTTTAGATAGTTCAGTCATTTTCCCTCCTTCTCCAACCACTCTTGAAGTGCGCTAAAAAAGTTATTCACATTGGGCGTTTCACTTAAATAACGAAAATAGTTATTCATCATCCAAGACAGTATCTCCTCAAAATTATACTTAGATGATAATTGAAGGGCAGTAACCACATCCCCATAGTCTTGCCATGTTGTGAAAGAACGACTATAAGGTAAACCGATATATTTTTTACATTTCCAACATATTCCTGTAACTGTGTGCCAGCATTCACCCAGTATTTCTTTGGTGAGCCACTTCTTAAATTCTGGTTTAAGTTCGGTCATTTCCCCTCACTTTTTAAAACACGGTACAACGAAACAGAGAATTTCTCACAGAATGATTGTGCTGTTTTTTTATCCGTTTCTTTGCACAGAACAATATTAAAATTTTCATGGTCACTATAAAAAACACCGATATATTTATTGTTTCCTACATGGCAAACCTGTGTGTACTTTTCCATTAATTCTTTTTCTTTTTGTGTTATCATTTTCTCCTCCTTCATAAAAAAGATAACGCTATTAAAATCAAGCAAACAATAGGAATCAAAGCTATTGTCCCCAATATCATAACTAATATTAGTTTATAAAAGTTCCACACTTATTTCCCCTCCTGTTCCCACCACTCTTGCAACGCAAGAAAGAAAGAACTTACCATTAACATTTCACTTAAATAATGAAGTTGTTTATTCATCATCCACGACAGTATTTCCTCAAAATTATACTTTGATGAAATCTGTAATGATGAAATCTGTAATGCATTCACCACATCCCCATAGTCTTGCCATGTGGTGAAGGAACGGTTAATAATGTATGGAATAAACTTACTGCACTTTATACAGTAGTTTCCCCCAAGCTTATTAGGCAACTTAAACTTATGCAAGCACTCACCCAGTATTTCTTCGGTGAGCCACTTCTTAAATTCTGGTTTAAGTTCGGTCATTTTAACTCCTTCTCCCACCATCCCTATCGTAAAACCTTATCACAGAAAATAACAATCTTGCCGTTCTCTACTTTACATGAAACTCCACAAACATTATATACGTTTGCATTTCTCCCATCCCAAAACATTACTTCAACCTCTGTTTCTGGAGTACCTTCTTTCAGTTTATCTTTTAATTCTTGTACTTTCATACTTTCTCCTTCTCCAGCACCCACAGCACCATGTCAGCCATGGCATTTGATAGTGTGTCTGCTTGAAACCCTTTATAATCAGTATCATAAATCTCAAACAAGAATCCTTCTTCGTTAATCTCGAAACTAAACCCCTCATATTTTGAATTTTCCGCAAGCCACTCCACCATTTCCTCGACTGTAGGGGCTGCGGTAAAAAAATCTTTATGATACCATCCGGGTTCATATTGAAGAATCTCTCCAACATAATAGGCTATGGTATTCTTTTGTGGAAACCCGCTTTCTTTGAGTTTCCTGCATCTGCCTATGTCTGATACTATTTGCATATAAACAACCTCTTTTTGCAGTCTGGATATTTCATCCGGCGATAAAAACAAATATCACTAAAGCTATTTCTTCTTGATTCATTTTTCTCCTTTTCTGGATTACTCATTTTCATCTTGTTTAGACCAAGAAATACATATAGCTAAACCAACCATACCAAAACAAGAACCAATAAATAGCCCTATAATTAAACCATGCCAAAACATTATCTATTATCCTCCATTTTCAATATATAAAATTCAATAATATGTTTTATTTGCTCCTCTATGGAACGACGTTGCTTTTCAGCCACAGTAACAATTAAATCATATAATTCACGGTCTTTAGTAAAATCTAATAGAACTTGTTTTGTTAAAAGTTCTGTTGGTTCATTATCATATTCTTTTATTGAAGGTATAGAATGTAATTTTCTTTCATTTTTTTCTATATCTAAGGCACGTCTTAATGACATTCTTGATACCCTTGGAGGTATTAAATTATGTTTTCTTATAAAGTATGAAATTGTATTTTGATTAACCCCATATATAGAAGATATTTCTTTAATAGTTTTTCCTTCTTCTATAGCTGTTTGAACTTCTATCTTTTTTTGTTCTTCATCAGCAGGAGACTTTATAAATTTTTGTTTTAAAATCATAGATTTTTCAATTTATCAATAACATCTTGTCCGAAGTATTTTTCAGCCGTAAAATTATTGTCATTTTTATCTATTACAAGAATAGGAACTACACCATCTTTTCCTTTATCTACTAACTGATACCAAGCCATTTCAGTAAGGACTTCTCTTGCTTCATCTAAATCTGATGAATCGACAGGGTATATACGCCTATCTTCTTCTTTAATAAATGGAAGAAGCTGAACTGCTTCTTCGCATGCAATTCACTTTATATGCCCTTTATACTTGACGAAAAGCTTTATCATTATATTCTCCTTTGTTGTGTATGTAAATATTATATATTACTTTTCCGAAATTGAGAAAAAAACAAATTTATGGCCCACGGTTGTACAAAATAAGAGTCATTGACCATGAACATAAACAATTAGTGGTTAATGTTTTATTTTCCGTGGGCCATAAATGTTAGATTGATTCAACTATCTGACATCCATTTTTCTCTAAAAATTCCTTCAGTCTTTCAAGAGCTCTTTCGGCTGTATAATTTGTATCTGTGAATTCAGGACGAAATTTGTGGAGCTCTCCTCCTTTCATTTTAGCCGATAATAACCATCTTACTTCCTTTAAATCGTAGAAAGTAGAAAAAGATTCAATCTCGCTCATTCTGATGAATCCTTTTTCTGAGCGAAGAAATATATCTCTAACTTCGATAAGCTGAGACTCCTCTTTCTTTTCTGAATCTCTATAAAAAATATTCTTGAATGGAATCCCAATCCCCTCTGAAGGGAGATTATTTGACCTGATATCAAAAACAAATCCGCAATCGGAGCAGATAAGATTGTATTCTCCTTGAGATATTGCAATCCACATTACATTATCGTGCGGGCACATTATTTTCTCCTATTTCACAATTTCAATCCATACTTCGTTTGTATTTACAGGGATAATTTTCATATGACCATTGCTTGTCTGTATTATCAGAGTTCCATCTCTTTCAGAGAATGTCACATCCATTATTCCACAAGAAGCATTGATTGTCTCTACAATTGAATCTTTCATTGATTCTCTTAAACAATCCACGGGCATCTCTGCCCGTGGATTTCCACTATACATTTGAGCAATGTTTCGTTATGCCGGCGGAGCTGGTGCCGCAATCGCGTCGAGTTTTTCTTTGATTCCCTGCGCCTTCACAGCCATTGCATCGAGCTGCTCCTGAGAGACAGGAGTCCCGGAAGCAATCTGCTCTTTCAGCGCGGCAATCGTGGCAAGCTGCTCTGCTTCTGTCTGCACTATGATAGCTGCATCCGCCGCGATTCCATCCAGAGTTGTCTGAAGTTCTTCTACTGAAGCCATAAGTTTTTCCTCCTTTCTTTTGATTTCATCTACTTGAATCTGCAAACTTTCATACAGATTCAGCAGAACTGTAAGAGATAGCTCAATTCTATCAAGACTCTCTCTTGTTGTCCTATCCGGAAATGAAATCCATGGAATTTCTATATACATAATTTTATTCCCATTCTGCTATGGTAACTTCGGTTGTCCAACAGCGCATGACATTTTTAGCCTTGTATATATCAAGAGTGTTTTTAATAGGGTACTTTTTCCCATTCTTGGTAACAAAATTGCCAGTCTTGCATTGGAGCTCAACTCGTCCATAGCCACGAATATAGAGGGGCTGGCCGTACTGAAGATTGAACTTTTCGATAATATCTTTAGAAGCTGCGCAGTAACCATCTCTCGGCCTTTTCCCCGATGCTGTTAATTTATTCGGGCATTGACTTTTATCATTCCAATTACAAAAACTAATTCTTGCTTTGAACTTTATTTCTGCACCTTCTGAATTAATGTAGCCAGCCATTAGCGACATCAGAATGGCACAGGCTATGAATATCTTTCTCATAGTCAGTGTCCTCCTTTGTGGATTTGGTTATGGTTGAGTTCTCACCTCCTTTCTTCTGACATGCCCTACAAGGTTCATATCTTGAGACAATCTTGTTTCTCACTATATCGTACACATAGAGGACGATATGAGTGTCTCGACAGACTTCGCAATCAAAGATAGATTTTCTCATAATAAATATTGGGAGGGCAATGGAGTCCCCTCAGACATCAGCCAGGCTTATTGTTTCGCCTATTGTCCTTCTTATCCCCAGCAAATTCGTTGGCGGTGGATGATAACCTCCCAATATAACATTCTCCTCATTGCTGTTCTATCTTTTCTTGTTTCTGGTTAACTCTTTCCGTGCGGTAAATATAATACCCATCATTCGACTGCTCACAGGGGTAGACGCAAGGGTAAGGCTGAGGGTAGGGGTACATATACCCTCTCGGATTAGCTGCCAGCAGACCGCAGCCTCCACATGATAACGCGAGAATAACGAAGAGAAGTATCTTTTTCATTGTACAAGAACCTCCTTTCTTGAAATATCGAGAAGAAGGGGCTGAAAGTATTTTTTTGGAAGCTCCCTCGATAAAATCTTCTTGACAATCAAATTGCTCTCCGGATTGAAAGGCCACGACGATTTTCTTGTTGAGAGAAGAGAATCAGATTCTTTCAATTCAATTACTTTCATTGTCGAATTGCTCGTGCACCTTGGGCATTCGAGCCCGTTGAAGTAATCAGAATATACATAATCGCAATTTGCGCATATCCTTGAATGAACCTTCACATCTCCTGCGAACTGCTCAGACAGAATTCGAGCAGTTTCCTCTCTTCTTATTTTCTTCTCATGTCTCTTCACGAAAAAAATCATTTGAACCTCCAAGCGAATGAATTGTCATAGGGTCAAGGTACTCAAGAAATTTCTTGAAATCAACAATAACAAGACTCAACCCTCTTCTTTCATCGAGAATTCTCAATCTCTGCCCTTCGTATTCTCCATTCTCTGGTTCACAATCGCAGAAGAACTGATAATCGAACATCAGAAGGATTCTCTTCCTTTTTCTTCCAAATATCAGCCATGAATATTTTCTTCCAGCAATCTCTCTGTCTCTCTCTGCTTGAGTCCAGTGAATATAAAGAAGATTTGTCGTCTTTGTATTTTCGAAAAACTCAAGAGGATTTGTATCATGGGTATATCCTTTCTTAGCCTCGAGAAGAATCAGCTTGATAAGAGGCCTTCCTTCCGGCTTTCGATGAGTTATATCTCCGAACAAATCAGGCTCAATTATTCCTTTTTTGCTCTTCGATGTAGCTCTTCCGCCACTTGTATCCGAGCGCCAGAACAGTCCGTCATCTTTTCTGTAAGAAAACCATTTACTGAGAAGATAGCAGACTTCTCTTTCGTGCTCGTTGCCTATTTCTTTTCCTCCTCGCATTCTTTCATCCTCTCAAGAAAAACAACATCTTCATTTAGTAAATTTTTTCTTTTTGAGATTCGATAAACCCTGTTTTATCCTCTACTTTTGAGCCTAACTCAATCTTTTTACTCATTACCGACCTCCTTTACTTTTGATATTTTTCCTGCTTTTCTCACGAGAAATGTCCTGTCCGCATTTATATTAATATCTTCTTGGTGGGATACCATTAAAATCTGCAGTCCAAGACTCTCGGAAACTTCCTTTATCATCTCCGACGCCCTACTCTGCAAATCTGCACTCAAAAACTTAAACGGCTCATCCAGGACAAATGTTGGCCTATTTTTTTTCAGAGACCAATAGGCAATTCTCAGAGCAAAAGAGAGGATATCGAGAGCTCCTCCTCCATAGGCATCTGTTGGCTTCATATCATCAAGAAATAAATCACATTCAGTCTGGTTCCGCCTAACCTCAAATCTTACCGAGAAGGCCGGCGAGTTGGGGATTACAGCAAGGAGCGCCATGTTCCCAAGGTTCGTAATGTGGTATTCAAGTTTCTGCTGCGTCTGCTGGCCAACTGCTACTACTATCTCTCTTGCCTTTTGAGAACTTTCCAGCTTCTCTTTTATCGATTGTAGCTTCTCTTTTTCAGAAGAGAGCTGTTCAACTTTTGCCTTTTTTCTGGCAATAGTCTCGACGAATGAGTCTTTCATTATCTCGAATTGTTTTACATCTACCACTGGAATGATTCCTTGAGCTCTGAATATTCTTTTTCGAGGAGTTTTTCTTTCTTAGACTTCTCATCTTCGAGTTGAGCAATTGCATTTTCTGCTTCCTCGATGGATGAGAATCCAAACTCTTTTTTTAGTTGACTCATAAGAGTTTGATATGAACCTTCTGCTCTTTCCTTTTCAGATTTTGTCTTTTCGAGCTTCTCTTTGAGAGATTCTAAATCTTTGATGATATCAGATGTGCTCATTTTGAAATCCTTTCGAGAGATTCTCCTATTATCAATTTGACAGATAGAGGGATATCATCCTCTTCCATCTTCCTCTTTAGATTAGCAACGAAATCGAAATCAATCTTGTCGGGATTTTTTAATCCGGAAACGAAAGATTCAAGCTCTTTATTTTTCTTTCTTTCGTCTACAACTCCCATGTCGAATACATCGATTCCAGGAGATATCGGAAGATTAATTTTTTCGTATGTTCTCGATTCAGTATCGAAGATAGCAATGCTTGGCTCAAAATCTATCTGGTCAATCCCCATTCTCATTACAGAGCCCATATTGAAAAGAAATCTTCCTCCTCTCTCTTCCTGGATTATTGTCTTATGATTATCTCCACTTATAATCAAATCATATTTGAGTGAGCGAAGGAATTTTCCTGCATATTCAAAATTCTCCTGCCCTTCCCATATTTTTTCAGAGACAATCATCTTATGAATAACAAGAACATTGAATTTTTTCTCATCGCGGATTTTCGGAATCTCCTCTCCCCAAGAAGCTCCATAGAAATCAACACCGTTAGAAGTTCTAAAAGGAGATTTTCCAAGAACAATCACCATATTTGATTTTGCCATTACATTAAGAGGAGTATTGCTAAAATCAAGAGAATGATATCTCATGTCATGTTGTCCATAGACAGAAAATTTAAGATATGAGCATGACGAAAAAAGACAAGAATAATTTGCAAGAAGTCTATGAGATATTCTAAAGCTATCAAATACATCTCCAGGAAAAACGACCAGAGCTGCATATTTTTTTGAAGTTTCAAGAATGAATTTAACTTTTAGTGCCTGTGCAAGGGAGAAATCATCCACTCTACTTGAAGGAGCAGTATCTCTGAGATGGAGGTCTCCGCAGATAAGTATTTTCATCCCTTCCCTTTCTTCGCTTTTATTTGAAATCTGAAATATCCACAGCACGGGAAATATGCTTGAATTTCCTCTCCTCTCAAAAGAACAGCGAAATCTGAAGAAGAATAAGTAGAACCAAAATTTCCACATTTCGGGCATCTTATCTGGAAGCTAAATATTACTGGAGCCATCACTTCTTCTCCAAAAGATTTGTTCCGCAAAGAGGACAGATATCGGGAAATGATTCCTTGAATTTCCTTTCCAGCATCTTTTCTTTTTTCTCAAGAACTTCCTTCTCATCTCTTAGCCCACTAATTTTTTCACAGAAAGATGAAAGGAGATTTCTTTCCTTCTCAATGAAATCTACTCTACAAGCAAGCTCGAGACATGAAGAGTACTTCTTCTCTTTTTTAAGAAATTCATCGAGGAGTTTAGATTTAGTTCTTGCATCTATAATTTGAAAATAAAGTGTTTTTATCTTTGAAACTTCTTCTTCAAGAGAAATGATTTTGTTTGAGTTTTTTATCAATAAATTATACTTCTTTTCAGAAAGAAGGAATTTAGTGCACAAATCTGAATTTTTCTTCTGTGATTTTAAATTCCCTACTATTTCTATCATCTTCTTCCTTGTCATCTCCTCGACATCTATGAGAGATAACAAATCTTCTATTCTTCGGACATTTTTTTCTGCCTCGAGAAGCCCTTCACATTTAGCAATCTTCTCTTTATATTCTTTAGCAAGAGAGATGATTCTTGCCATCTCATCTTTTTTGATTTGAATGGAGAGAATTTCTTCTATTCCTTTTTCAACTTTTTTCATCAAAGGAGCAATTTTATCGACCCATCCATATCCTTTGACGTCCTCTTCGAGAGCTGAAATCGCAAGCTCAGATGTTTTCACATCACGAGAGAGACTTGAGATAGAAGAAGAGACGTCCGATATCATTCTGTCTATAATATCGAGTCCGACAACGGAATTCAATTTCTTTGCAACATCTCCTGCACTATCATTCAGAAGAAAATACCCGTCATGCTGACAGCTAATATTTCTCTCATCCATCATCAGAACATCTGAAATCTCTCTGGGGACATCTCCTCTTAAAGCCTCAAATTCCTCATTGTCGTAAAATCCATCTTTTCCTTGTCGAGAAATAACATATCTATTTTGCTTGTTGTCTCTTTCTCTCTCAACGTGATGAGAAGAATCGAGGAAAGAAATATCAACGGAAGTTACATCAGAAGGATTTGAAAAATTGCTCTTGAACCCGAATCCTGAAGGTCGATTAAGAATTGCCCATCTGAGGAATCTTACAATAGAACTCTTTCCGGAATTTGATTGCCCCTTTATAACATTCACTCCAGGAGAGAGATTTATTTCTGTGTTGAGATGGCTTTGAAAATTAGTCGAAGATATCTTTCCTAACATGAGATTGACATGAAGAGAAGCCGGGACGGAGACAGTGGGGGATTAGGGACGAGAATTCTCCGCCCCAGCTTCTATGGACTACTTCATATCTTCCTCCTTCCTCATCATATAAAAATATCGGTCAATTTATTTATCTACATTTTCATTATATATTCTTATTTAGAAATTGAGAAATATTTTTATCTACTCAAGAAATATTCGATGACCTGCTTATAAATATTTTTCGCCTCACAGTATTTATAGTAAGATGTAAAGCTCTCTTCTTGTCTCTTCATTCTATTCTTTCTTTCAGGATTCATGCTTAGAAGAGCATCATCAAATATTATTTTGTAGTTTTCAGATAGTCGAGAGCGAAACTCGGAAATCTCAGAAAAGAAGAGTCTAACATCCTCTCCTCCTTCATCCGTATATTCTTTCTCGTCGACATACTCCTCGAAATCAGGAGTATGGTTTTCGCTCACAATCTTTGTCAGGACACAATAAACAATATATCGATAGAAGTGCTGAGGAATTGGGATTTTCTTCTCCTCATTGAATCTATCAAGGCAAAAAAGAAAGCAATCCCACATGAATGAAACAAATTCTGTCGATTCAAGAAATTGCCCTTTTTTCTTTAGAGCTGCTCCAACCCATCTTTCCAGGTATGGCGCTAATTCATCGAACAATATGTTTCGTATTTGACTTTTTTGTAAATCTGTTTTAGCAGATTTATATCTACATATCAGTACTGTTGTTCTCGAAATCGCTTCTTTATCCACCTCTTATCAATCTTCCTCCGCTCACAAGCTTTTAGAAAAGAACCTCTTCCACTTCCTGTCATTTAGAAACGAATTGAATCCAAGAGACCTCGAAATTTCCTCAAACCCTGCAAATGAAAGATTGTCCTCTTGTATTCTAAACTCAGGACATCCTTCAAGAGGAAGACTTACAAGCGCTCTATTTCTCTCTATCACATCCTTTCCGTCAACGATGGACGAATAAGATTTATAATGAGAAGGAAGCTCTCCTCTGAGATATTTTATCGCTGTCTCTTCTCCTACTCCTTTTATTCCAGGAACTGTATCGGAAGTGCACCCTGCAATAGATTTTACGTCTATCCATTGCTCCGGCACTATTCCTCTATCTCTAACAAATTCTTTCTCTCCATATTCTTCTTTCTTATCTACAAAATACATCTTGACTGTAGAAGAAAGAAGCTGAAGCAAATCATTGTCTTTTGAGACGATAAGAAACGCCTCGTTTTTTTCTCTTTTAATAATTGATGCTATTATGTCATCTGCCTCGTATCCGTGAGAATAAAAAATATTTCTAAATCCGCAGAGAGGAAGATATAAAGTTCTAAGCTTCAAAAATTGTCTGAATGTGGCACTATCGATTAGTATTTCTTCTGCCGTCTGCTCTTTCTTATATCTCGCCTTATATTTAGAATACATTTTCTTTCTGATACTATGCTGAGAATCCCAAACAAAGACAAACTTGGCCCCGTAGTATTTAGTTGAAAGAGAAAGAATATTCCGAAAAAAACCAAACACAATCCCTGTCTGCTTCTCCCCATACGTTAATCCGAAGAGCTTGTGCTTAAGCATATGACCGATTGAGTGGCTATCAACTATTATTATCATCTTCCTCTAAACATAACTATACATGAGAAAAAGAAGAGTTTAAAAAAAAATTAAATCAAATCTTTTTCTAATGCAAGCCAGACAGGAATTGTTATTTCGAAAATATTCCCGTCTATTCCATCTATTTGAATTTGAGAATTAGGAAGCCAGATTTCTTCCTCTCTATCTTCCGGAGAGAAAAGAATAGCGAGTGCCGTCTTCCTAACTATCTTCCCTGTAAATGTGACGTCTCTTTCAAAGCTCATTTTTATTTCAAATCCCTACTCCTGGTACTTATTTTTTCTTCCGGTAGAGATAGCATCTTCTATCTCTCTCCATCGAGAAGAAACAATCTCTGTGAGCTTCGGAACGAGCTTTTGCGATTCTATATGAGAAATCAAATCTCCGATTTTCGCAGATATGAAATCGCCTTTCGTATCGATAGCTCCTTTGACTTTTTTCGGCTTTCCATCATCTCCAGTCTCTTCTATCGTCTCAACGGTCCAGAATTTCCACGAAACCATCCAGTTAATCATCGAAGTAATATCGTCTATCCCGAAATCGAAGTAGATTGGAAATTCAGCCTCTCTCAACTTTCCGGTCAATTTATTTTTCTTTACTGCGACACGAGCATTGATTCCGACGTCAATCTCTTTGCTCCTGTATGTTCGCTTCATGTGAGAAGCAACTGCCATCCACAATTCGTGTGAATTCCAGAAGTGCATCGCATTCCCGCCGGAGCGAGTCTTTGAGGGTCCAAACATCACTCCAATATTATCTCTTGTCTGTGAGATAACAATCAGATATGAATTTGTTTCAGAAATCTTGCTCATCGCCTTTCTAAATATACGGCCGCTGACAGTGGCTCCCTCGGTCATATATCCGCCCTTCTTCGCCTCCTTCTTTATCTCCTCATCGCTTGTCAATCCATCCCAACTATCGAGTCCGAGAATAAAGGGCTTTCCTTTTTGAGCAAGAGTCATGACGTTGTCGTGAAAATCTTGAACGGTATACGAACAAATGCTCCTCTTTACTCTTTTCTCAACTTTTTCTCCGAAAAGAAGAGGAATGTTTATTTTAAGAGAAACCTCAGGCTCATCGTAGTAGATATCGTATTTATCGAATGCCTTGTTGTAGGCAGCCTCTGCGAACATGTGCCAGAGAAGGAATGTTTTTCCGGCACTATGGTCTCCTACTATATTGACAAATGTCCCAGAATCTACTCCTGCATCGCTCCTGTCAGAAAGAGCAAGATTTAACATGACGGAGCCTGTTGTGAGCGAGAGAGGAGTCGAAGTCTTAACTTTTTTCTTCGACTCCTCTTCTACCTGTCGAGCAATACTTGCGGTACTCTCTTCCATTTACTTCTCCTGGTTCCGAGCTTCTCGAGCGGCCATTCTGTCCCGGAGTCGTTTTTCTTCGAGCTTTACCATCTCTTCCTCACAAAGGAGATATTTTTTGCAAGTCCCGCCTCCACAGGCATTCCTCTTATCGATGTCGACTCCGAAAGTTCCGCCGTCCGGGCACTTATTTTCTGACTCTTTTTCCTTCTCAGGCTCCGGGGCTTTCGGAGATTCTGTCCGAGTAGGACTCATCGGAACGTCATCTTCTTTTTCAGGTGCCGGAGCATCTGCCTTTTTCTTTCCGAAGTGGCATTCGGCAATTTCCTCATATGTCGGAACGTGAAGGATTTCATCAAGACAGAATGCTTTGTCAATTATCTCGTCCGATATTTTGTAATCTCTCGGAACCAGGCGGTGACCAGAAATCGTCCGATATTTGTCATCTGCAACATCGAATTCAATCGACTGTCCGACATCTGTATCGGCATAGAAGACCACTCCGCCTGTTCTCCCGGAGCGAGAGATTTTCTGAAGAATGTCTTCCGAATATTTTCGAGAGACTTCCCAGATTTGAATCCCTTTCTTCTCCTCTGTCGCATCGTCGTAGCAAACGACATTGTATGCGCATCTGCTCTTCGGAGCGATATCCGCATAATCATCGTACTCTTTTCCTTCCCGCTCCATCTCTGCGATATCTTCGCAGACGGGACAAGGCAATCCGAAATTCTTTGCCAGGCAGAGAAACCACTTGTCCCCTGACGGCCCGATATTTTGATGGACGAAGACTTCCGAGACATACATCGGGTCGTTTGGACGAATGACATTCTTCTGACTCACCTGGGGCGGATTTTTTCCTGCGAGATAAGGGATGATGTCGATGATGTGAGGCTTGTTTTTGGTTATTGTTGCCTTGAAGAAGGGGATATCGACGTCGGTCTTGAAATACTTATATGACTGCTCTCCTCCCATTCTTTCGTGAGACTCTTGATGTCTCCTCTGAAGGTCCTTTCGTGCTTTTTCTCTGTCAAACTTAGGCATTTTCTTTCCTCCTTCTGCTTTCTTCTAAGCGGTCTGCTGTTGCACCTGTTTTGAGATTTTCTTTATGTGAAGCAGTTCCTTCTTTTGCATCCTCGCTTTTTCTCTGTCTCGGGACAGAATATACCCCTGAGATATATAAGTCGACAAGCTTCTCTATCATTCGCTTTCTCTGTTCAAATGCTTCCTTTGCAGAACCAAGAAGCTTTGTCCGCTTATTCTTTTCAAGAAATTCAAGTTCGGCTGCTTTATATCTCTCATCTGTCAATATCAACCCGGCAATTGCAGCTTCTGTGAACTTCTCTATTCCGTATTTTTTCGGGTCTTTGGAGCGAATTTCCTTGTCGAGGTCCGCTCTTAAAACATCAAGCGCTCTTTTCTTTCTATCTCTTTCATCTGAAGCATCAACTTCTGCCTCTGCATATTTCATGAAAAGAACTGACTGCCTCTCAAGCTCCTTGTCGAGATTATAGATGTCTATCTCCAGCTCTTTTTTATAGTTGTATTCCATGAGATTTCCCTGGTCTATATTTTGATATTATGATTATATATTCTTTTTCTGAAATTGAGAATTATTTATAATTTTATTCCCATGTCACAAGCGATTTCCTCAATCGAGGGAAGATTCCCTATTATCTTTATCTCGGCTCTGAGGCTCCTGAGACATCCTTGAAGCCTCTCGTAATTTTCACTATTTCTCCCTATCTCCTCTCCATTTCTTGATGTCGTTCTCCAGTAGTAACGAGTTCCATATCTCGTCTTGGTCTCGAGAACTTGTAATTCTCCTGCCTCTGTCTTGTATTTCGCAATAATTGACATTTCCTTTCCTCCTTTTTTATTGGTTATTCTTTTTGACAAGCATAGAAGAAAGACTCTATCATCGCAGCTTTTCCGGAATACATCCAGGTATCACGAAAGATAGAGATTGTCTTCAGAGCTTTCATATTCCCAGCCCCTCCATTTAGAAGGACCTTACTCATATATGTCAAGACGGCATATCTTACTTTCTCCGGGTCATCATCTATCCCTTTTAAGAGATTCGCTATATACTCCCAGCTCTTACCTTCCAATACCGCCTTGCAGACATCTGTTATAACAACATCATTTATCGTTAAATCAATTATCGTCTGAAGTGCAATTTCCTTGTCTCCAATATCCATTACCTGGTCAAGCATGACAAGAGCTTGCCTTGGGCTTCCTTCACAACACTCACATATCTTCTGGAGAACTGAGATGTCAACTTCTGCATTTTCCTTTTGAAGAACTCCTTTCAAGAGCCTGAGAATTTTCGCTCTCTGAAGAGTTGAAACTGAGAAGCAATGACAACGATTCTTTATCGTCTTTATCACCTTATCCGGGTCAGTTGTGCAAAGAATAAAGAATACATGAGAAGGAGTATCTTCGAGGATTTTCAGCAATGCGTTTTGAGCATCACTTGTTAGCTTGTGACACTCGTCTAAAAGATATATTTTCGATTTTCCATACATTGGAGAGAAAGAGCACTTATTTATAATATCTCTTATTGTGTCGATTCCTCTTGCCTCACTTGAATTTATCTCGAAGAATTCCGCTGGGTCACAATCTATCTCTCCTCCAATTACCCTCGCAAGAGTTGTCTTTCCGCACCCTGAAGGACCTGTAAAAAGGAAGGAATGAGGAACCCCGTCCTTTCTCGAAAAAAGACCAATGAGAGATTCAACTACTCCTTCATTTCCGATAACTTCATCGAAAGATTTCGGCCTATATCTTATATGAAGAGGATGCATTTTCATTGTGGTCCTTTCTTTTTCATTATAGAGTAGAAATAGCCAGTAATCATCCCGAAAATTCCGAAAATCACGATTGCCCATCCCTGAGGCTCAAATCCTTTGAGGACAAGAATAATCCCCGATATAAATAGGATTGTACTTCTCATATCAGCCCCTCCTCCTTTCTCATCATAAGAACTGAAACTTTCTGTGCAAATGTTTTTATCCCTTCTCTCCATTTCTCTTTCTTATCTTTTTCCTGCCCATATAAAAGAGAGGCAGGATGAATACAATAGCAAATCCAGCAGCCATACTTAAAGCTCCACTTTGCAGTTCCGCTCAAATCGTATATTCCGGATGTCTTATTTTCGAAGAAATGAACGCATGAATTTCCTATCCCGAGAGCGACTCCAGGATTCAGCTCTTTAAGCTCTTTATCTAAATGCTTCCAGCACATTTTCGTCTTCGTTAAATCATATTTTTCTTTCGAGGAACCTGGAAAGCATTTATAGACATTTGTCACATGACAATATTCTCTTTTTATTCCATGCTTGTAGCATTCTTCCCATAGAAGCCCACCGGAGTCTCCAATGAATCCAATTCCTTCTCTGTCTTCATCCCTTCCTGGAGATTCTCCGATGATTGCAATATTATATCTTCCGAGAGATGGAAGAACAGGTGCTCTTGCGAATTCTCTTAAAGGACAATCATTACACTTGCTTACAGATTCGTCTCGATAGCTTATCTTTCTAAGCTTCAATTCTTTCTTTCTCAGGTCTTCTTTCAAGAGAGAGAAAGAAAATAATCCGCTCAATTCCATCAATTCATCAAACGAAGGTTCATAATCTGGCTCAAAGGAATGCATTTTCTGAAGAAGAGAGTTGAGAGAGTTTCCACCCTCCATCACCTTTACTTCTTTTTTCTTCACAGGCTCTTCTTTTTTCTGAGAGAAAAATCCTTTTATCTTCGGACCTTGCGGTTCCTCTTTTTTCTTCCTCTCTACAGTTCTTATTTTTTCTCCTATATCTCCTCGAAAGATTCTTTCACTCTGTTTTTCACCAAGCCCTTTAACTTCGATAAATGGACAGTAAATTTCATCCCCTTTCACAATCCAGAGCTTTGAATGGCTGATTCCTACTTTCGGAAGTTTTATTTTCAATCCCGATGCATATACTTCCTCCACTATCTCTTCCTTCTTCCCTTCGCTTCCGTATGAGAGAGAAGCAGAATAGAATTCATTTGGAAAGTAGTGCTTAAAATACATGCACCAGTACCCAATCATCGTGTATTCAACGGCGTGGCTACGATTAAATCCATACGCGCCGAAATTATTCATTTCGTCGAAAAAATCTTCTGCCTGTTTCCTCGACAAAGTCCCTTTTTCTTCGCATCCTTTGACAAATTCTTCTTTGAATCTATTGAATGCCTCCAATCCTTTCGATTTTCCGACAACCTTTCTTATCTTCTCTATTGTCGTCCATGAAAGCCCTGCGAGCTCGTAGAGCGCAAGCATGAGCTGCTCTTGATAGACGATGATTCCGTGGGTATCTTTTGTTATTTTCTCAACAATAGAATGTATAGGCTCCCACTTTTCTTTCCCTCTCCTTCTCATAACAAATTTATCGACCATTCCACTCCTCAGTGTTCCAGGTCGATAGAGAGCATTTATCGCAACGAGGTCCTCGAAGCTTGATACTCTCATGTCTTTACAGAGCTTTGTAATTCCATGAGAGTTGAATTGAAAGCAACCAGAAGTATCGCCTTGAGCGAACCTTTTGAGGATTTTCTTGTCATCGAGAGGAATTTTGTGGAAGATTATCTCAGGCTTTCCATTCAGTGCAATGAGCCTGTTCGCTTCCGAAAATACAGAGAGAGCATTGAGTCCAAGAATATCCATCTTCATCAATCCCATTTTCTCTGCATCGTCTTTTTCCCAGCAGACAGCAAGTTCTCCTCCTTTGCAGTAGATAAGATTTCCTCTCTTTCCTTCTCTTAAATCATCCTCTGAAATAACACAAGCAGCAGCATGAGTGCCCGTTCCTCGTATGTTTCCTTCAAGCCTCATTGCTATATCAGACTGGAGAGGATATTTTTTTGCAAAATCTCTTCCTTCAGATGTCTCATCAAATGATGATTTTAAGATGTCCGTGTCAACTTTTGTATATTCAAGAGATTTTGCAAATTCATCTACATCCTTTGAAGGCAAGTCAAATACTCGTCCGACATCTCTTATTACAGACCTTCCTTTCAGATACATGAAAGTACTAACGGATGCGACATTATATTTTCCATATAGCTCTCTTATGTGCTCAAATACAAGGTGCCTTTTTGAATCTTCAAAATCAATATCGATATCTGGCAAGTCATTCCTGTCAGGACTTGTAAATCTCCAGAAAAGAAGATTGTATCTGAGAGGGTCTACCATCGTTATCCCCATCAGATATGCAACAATGCTTCCTCCAACAGACCCTCTTCCTGGACCAATCATGATATTATTTTCTTTACACCAATTTACAATTTCCCAAACAATTAGAAAATATTTTATGAATCCTTTTTTCTTGAGAAGGTCGATTTCCTCTCGGAGTCTCTTCATGTAAGGCTTTTCATCTGGAACCTTCTGCCATATTTTTTCGAGATATCCTTCATCGACTATTCTCAAAAAGTCTTCTTCTGTGAGAGCTCCATTTTTCGATTTCGGGTCAGGAAGATTAACAGAAAGACTTTTTATTCTAAATGAATTGCACTGCTCTGCTATCCTTAGAGAGTTCTCTATAAATTCATCTCCCTGAAGATTGAGAGTCCTCGAGCAAGCTATTTTCATCTGATTTGCACTCTTTAGAAACAATTCATCCGTATCGAATTTCCATCTATCTTTGTCTGTCCATTTCGCATTCGATTGAATAGAGAGCATTGTTTCCTGAGCAGTCGCATCATCTGAATTGACATAGTGGCAATCATTTGTGAGAACAACAGGAATATCTCTTACATCCCTCAACGATTCTCTCATTGATAAAACAAGAGAATTATATCTCTCCTGAAATCTTGCCTTTAAAGGCATCACCTCAAACGCAAGACAATCTTTCGGTAAAAGTCTTCCGAGCTTTCCGAGAAGAGAGGCACCCCATTCTGTAGAGATAAATCCGTTATGGCACGCAGTCATAATAACAATTCCCTCTAAATCCTCACAAAGAATTTGAGGGTCTATTCTCGGCTTATAGTAGAATCCTTCAGTGTTTGCTATCGTGAGCATAGTGAGGAGATTTTTCCAGCCTGATTCGTTCTTGACAAGAATCGTTATGTGCTTTCTCTCCTCATTTTTTTCTTTCTTCTTGATATTCTCAACTATATACATCTCACATCCAATTATCGGAGAAATCCCTTCCTCAAGACAAGCCTCTTGCCACTTTATCACTCCTGCTACATTTCCGTGATTCGTTAAGGCAAGAGATTTGAATCCCATCCCTTTTGCCTTCTTTGCCCATTGCTTGGCCGAGCCGAGACCGTCAAGATATGAGTATTCATTATGAACGTGAAGATGGACGTAATTTTCGTTATTCATCTACTCTACTGGAAGCGCCATGACATGAAGAAATGAGCCAGAAGAAAAGAGAGCTTTTGATTTTCCGACTGTGATTTTAGTTAAATGCTCGAGAACCTGAGACATGAAGAAGGGATTTGCATAGAATGAAAACTCAGGTCCATCGTAATCTATTTTCATTTTCTTTATGAGCTTTCCTGTCTGATTCTCAGACTTGCAAGAAATCTTTCCTTTTTTAACATCTATCGAAATAACCCTGTCGAGCTCCGTCATTCCTTCAGAGAATATAGATGTCGATGTTATGGCATCCTTCATCTCTTTCGGCAATGAGAGATTGACTCCTTCGACTTCGAAAGCCTCCGCACACTCAGGAAATTCATCCGAAAGAATTCTTGAGCTGAAAACAACATTATCTTCTGTAAAAAAGTGAATCCAAGAAGAATCGATAATGAATTGCTTCACTTCATACTGGATAAGCTTCGATGCAGAGACGAGAGGAATAAGAACAGACCTCATCTTTCCTTTCATCTTGTACCAACTTATTCTACAGTCGTCAGATGAAAGAACCGAATCCTCATTTATGCTTACACAGCTCAGAAATCCCCTGGTAATATCCCTCGAGACAGAAAAGAGGCAGAGCTTTACTCCTTCGATGAATCCTTCTGGAATCTCCTCTCGAACTGTAATCTCAATATCGTCTAAGAATTTGATGTTTGAGAAGATATGTCCTTCCTCCTTTATCGAAATTTCAGCTGTTGTCGATTCAGTCTCTATTTTCATCTTTCCTTCTGAAATAGTGACTTCTATCTCCTCTTCTTTTATTCCGGAAAGAATCGAGAAGAGCTCGTCCGATGGAGCAGAGAAGGGAGTTATGTCTCCGCACGGAAATGGGTGGGAGACACATATCTGGTCGTTGAATGTCACAATTCTTTTCGGCGTAAAAACGAAGTGATTTGCCTGCTCAATAACAGATTTTCCTCCTAATCCAGGCATCACCATTTTAAGAGTTCTCACAAGCTCTTTAACATCAAATTCCATGATTCTCCTTTCACATACTAAAAATACTACTCTTCGGTTTAAATGTCAGAGTCTTCTTCTTCTCATTTATCCATTTTTCGAGATGCAAGAAGAATTTCATATTTGCCCTACATCTCTCCTCCCATGTTGTTGAGAGCTTTTCGAAAGTATACCCTGTCTCCTGGAGCTCTTCTTCGAAGATTCCATAAAATTGAAACTGCTCTTTTGTTGTCTGTTTATCTGAAATCTTCACAACGACAGGAGGCTTTGAGAAATCTGGATTCTTGTATCCTCCGACAGGGAAATACGCACATCCGAATCCGGCAGCAATTCTCCATGTAGCGGCATCGCAGCTTGTCCAAGGAAATTCAAGAATCATAGATGAACCGAAAACAGCAAACCCATGAGTCTTCACCTTGATATTATTTTTCGCAAGATATGAAAATGCTCTATCCATCCAGAGCTTCTTCTGGTCAGGAGGAACGTCGTTTGCAGGAGAGATTCCAATATAATCTGTCTTCTCAACCATCTTGTCGAGCCATTTGAAATGCTCTCCTTGGTGAAAGACATGTATCGGAGTAATTCCATCCTCGAGAAATCGGCAGAGGTTTTTATATCCATCCTCTGCCGCTTTTTCAATTATTGCCTTGTCCTCTTTCTTCACAGAAGAGTTGAGATTTATCGTCTCGCCTTTCTTTCCAGGAATGACATCGAGATTGACAACTCTCACTATCTTGTTTCTCTTCTCTCCTTCAGATATTGCTCCGTGGCAATATCTAATATATTTTTCGAAGTCAATCTGGTCGCCTTTATTCCAGGCAGAGAAGGCGCCTGAATCAATTAATACTTTTCCAGGTGTGTCCCCAGAGACATCCATCCAGCTCTCGAATTGTTTCGGATAGACGAATGAGCAGAGCTTATTTCTCACTCCTATCTCATACTCTTCCGGAGATGCCTTCCCATCCCAACATCCCGCAAAATACATCGTAACTTCGTTCACGGCCGATACTCCTTTGAGTGATATTCTGCGACGACGTCAGTTGTAATTCCCCCACGAGCATTGAAGCTTCCTACAACCTTCATCCAGAGAGGGTCACAAGTATCAACCAGGTCTTCGAGGATTTTATTGGTTATCGTCTCCATGAATGAGCCGTGGCCTCTATAGGAAAAGAGATAGAGTTTGAGAGATTTTGATTCGATGCACTTCTTTCTCGGGATATATTCTATCTCGATGGAGGCGAAATCCGGTTGGCCGGTTTTTGGGCAATTATGAAGCACTACTCCATTTCCAAAAAAGTTTTCTATGTCCTCGACCTCGAGATTGTATACATCTTGCCTTCCATGAGGCTCAACGGAAACAACTCGATGATTAAGAGAAGGTAGCTCGGAAACTCTTTTTCGAAAATCTTTTGTTTCGAGAGAAGTTCGAACTTTTCCTCCTGATTTAATAATCCATTGAGAGATTGTCGTTCCATCAACTCCGTAGAACTCAGAGAGCTCAAGAATAGTATATCCTCTCTGATAATATTGAGAGCACTCTTTCATCAATTTTCTATGAATAATGCTCTCAGGCTTGGCCAAAAGAGATTCTTTCTGAGTTCTTTTGTCAACCAGATGTCCAATTCTCGATTCAATTGTTGAAAAATCGCACTTGAATTTTTTAGCTAATGAATTAAAATTTTCTCCGGAATTGTACATTTCGATGAGCTCTTCTACCGAAGGAAGAGACGAAGAATATCCATATTTCATTGATTGGTGATGACTGAAATGAGAAGACTGATTTTTTATTTCAAGATTTTCAATTTCATTATTAAAATGGCAATGGTCTTTGTGGTGAATCAGCTCATCCTCGAGATATCTCCCGAGAAAGCATTCCATTATGAGTCTGTGACGAGCCTTTCCTCGAATACAATCGAAAGATTTCTGGTCAGCTACTAACCTCATCCCCGGCTCCAGCTCCGAAGCCAATATCCAAGAAGTCTTTCCCCACCCCGTCGATATTAGAACCGGATGGTCTGGAGTCACTACAATCTCTTTCGGGATTCGAGTTATATGGTCGTCTCCTTCTTTTCCGCTGCAGTGCAAGTGCTCAAGATTGATTTTCACGACAGAAGCATCTTCTCTTGTTTTTCTTACAGAGTGATATTTTCTCGCAACTGGTTCTCTTGTCTCTAAATCAAATCCGAAAATAATACCCTCAGTCCCCACCAAATCTTTTATAGGGATTCCATCAGGATATTTTTCTTCGTTGCGAGAAATATCCATCAAAGTATCTCCGGAAACGCAAAGAGAAGAAAATTCATTTGTCCGGAAGAGAATTCGATATTCCCTCAACTGAAACTTATTCTCGAATGTCTCGAGAATTTTAGTATTCGGCCCGCCGAGCTTGTAGATTGTTTTCTTTGCGCCGAGACTTTTGAGATGATTTGTCTTGTCTTTTTTCATTCATTTTCTCCTTTGATTTTAAAAATCTTCCTATATCCTTTTTCTCTTTGTAGATTTCCTTGAATTTTCTAAGCATTCCTCGAGTTACAATATTTTCATAAATATATTTTCCTTTAGAAATTTCCCGGAATGCTCCAATTCTCGGGTCTGAAAACGTCCTCAGCGTGTCGCCGAATTTCGCATTTCCTTTATCAAAAAACTCTTTTTTTATCTCATCATCTGTCATTTCAGGATTCATAACTCTCGCAAGAGATATCTTGAACCAATGAGATGGAAATCGAAAAGGAGGTCTAACCACCGACATCAAGATAAATGTCTTTGCTGCTAAATCGGTCATCACAATTCTCCCGAAAAGTCTTCCCATAACTTATCTCCTTTGAATTCTTGACATGAATTCATCTTTGCATCCGTCTTTATTTGTTGAAAAGCATCCCCTTACAGCTATCACCTCGAAAGGAGAATCGAATTTTTTCACTCCTCTCATTTCCTTGCAGAGATGCCTTCCGCTCATTATCAATATCAATCCTTTCGGAGAAAGTGTTTCTTGCATGCAATCTACTATTTCATGAACGAGCCTTTCGGCTATCTGGAGTTTGTGAGAATAGAAATCAATCACTCTCGATATCTTACTTGCCCCAATCAAGACCTTGTCGGGGATGTACCCGAAGCTGAATTTTCCAAAGAAGGGAACGACATGATGCTCGCAGTGTGAGAAAAAATACCCACTATCAATTATCATGTCGTGGTAGAGTATTCCGTCTTCTCCGTTGTTAATTGTCGTTATCTTCGGAAATTTATTCTTATCATATCCCTCGAACACCTCTTCCCACATCTTGACAACTCTCTCCGGAGTTTCTCTCAGCCCTGGACGATTCAGATTTTCTCCGATGAATTCGAGCATCCTCCTGACGATATCTTCTCCTTTATTCTCCTCTTCTTTCTCCCACGGATAACACACCCATCTATCCTCTACTCGAAGACAAAGGGTTTTTTCAAAGGAATTTTCGACTTCGGGTCTTATGTGAATAGAGACAAAATGATTGTAAGGAAATCTCCTTCTTGTTTCTCCGGAATCAATTATATCGTCAACAACAAGAACTCCCGGAGAATCAGCGAAAGCTCTGTGGACCTTTTCAAGTGAGAGCAATCTACTCAGCCTGTCAGCAAGAAGATTTCCGCCATTAGGGACTCCATAAATTCCAGAAACTTTTCCTCGAACCCCAGAATTCGAAATCACTCTCGAGAGCTCAACACAATCATCATTGAATTCGTCCCATGTATAATAATGTTTTTTCCTCATCTTACTCCTCGAATTTTAGAATTAACGGGTCCATGAGTCCAGCCTCCTCGAATCCCTTTGCTCTCAACTTACAGGCAGGACAGACGCCACATGGAGGCTCTTTTCCTTCATAGCAGGTAAGAGTGTGCTCATACCATTCGAATGTTTCCAGTCTCGCCATAAGAAGGACAGTCTCTGCCTTTGTGAGCCACATGAGAGGAGTGTGGATATCAAGATTGCAATCTCCAGCAAGAGAAATCGCCACATTCGCTGCCTTGATAAAGACGTCTCTGCAGTCAAAATATCCTGAGAAATCAGTGGAACATACCCCTGTCATGAGATTCGCTATCCCTTTTCTATACGCAATGGCGGCAGCAGATGAAATGAAGAAAAGATTTCGAAACGGAACAAATGATGCAGGGACAGAATCATCAAATTTGCATTTCTCAGAAATATCCGAATTTGAATCCATCAATGAAGATTCTGTCACCTGAGAGAAGAGTCCCGCAATATCGACAACTGCGTGAGATTTCGCTCCTGCTATTTCGCTCAATTTCTTCGCCTTCTCAAGCTCCAGCTTATGCCTCTGTCCGTAGTAGAAGCTTACAGTATGGACCTCGATGAATGTCTTCATCGCAATAGAGAGACAGGTTGCAGAATCCTGCCCGCCCGACAATAAAACAATTGCTCTTTTTTCATCTAAATTTCTCATTCAATTTTTCCTCCCATTTTTGAAAGAAGTTTTCTCTCCGGGTCTCCATAGAGCTTATCTCCCCACTTATTTTTAGCACCAAATCCGTGAAGAGGAGAAAGGTTTTCAAATGAGAGAAGCATATCGAAAAACTTTTGATGAAACTCCTCTACACTCTGAATCGATTGAAATCTCGCAATGAACCTATCCATCTTCATCTGCCATTTTCGATATTCTTTTGTGAGTTCCGGATTTGTGACAAGTGGGCTTTTCTTTAGTTCAATGAAATTCTCTTTTGCCATTTCACAAATTTCAATAAAATTGCCCTTTAATGTTTCGAGAGGAGAGAATTGATATTTTCCAGTAAAATCAAAAATCGAAATAAGTGCTTTGAAAATTTCCTCAGGAGATTCTCCCAAGTAATATGTTCCACCATTTATCTTCACATCTACAATCACTGACATCTTAGACCTCTTTCTCGCCGGCTTCCGGCCATATATACTTATGGATTTGAAGATTAACTATACAGTCTGTGATTCTGTCATTCTTCATCTCTTCTATCAATTTCGCAGCATCAAATTTCCCTCCATGGCAAGGACTAAATGCAAACTTCGCTTCGCATCCTTGAAGTCTAAGCCGCCTCATCACCTCCTTTGCTTGAGAATAATCCGCAATGCTTGTAATGACAAATTTAATAAAATCATTTTTCCATAAAGGAACGAAATTCTCGTCCTTCATATGCCCATCCATCCCTGAGCCTTTCAGCTTATAATCCATTACGAATGAAACATCGAATCTGAATTCCTCATAGGGCTCGACAGAGAAAAATCCATTCGTCTCAATTGAAACTTTAAAGCATCTCTTCTCTGTCAGCTCCCTAAGAAGGTACTTTAAATCATCTTGAGATTGATAGAGAGGGTCCCCTCCGGTAAGAGTGACATTTTCGCATCCTTCAGCAATAATAGAATTGACGATTTCATCGACGGTCATAATTCTTCCAGAATCTTTCTTTTGCGCCCTCCTTGTATCACAGTATGAACATCTGAAAGGACATCCTGCAAACCTGACAAATGTCGCCATCGAGCCCTGGAGGCTTCGATTTACTTCTCCATTAATGCTTCGAAATACGCTCAAAACTTTCATCTTTTCTCCATTCGGCATAGCTGTTAGTTGTTTCGTATAATCTCACTCTTACAAGACCAGGAAGGAAAGGAAGAAGCATTATTGCGATATCTTCAACCATAACCTCTGCTGTTGGATTTTCCCATACATCGTTGAGGAGCTCATGGTCTAATTTTTCTATAACAACCTTATCGACCGATATTTTCAACTCACCGAAGTCCATTATCATTCCTGTTTTTGGACCTTGGGCTTTTATCTTTCCTGCAACTTCAACTTCGAGAATATAGGTGTGACCATGCTGGCGGGAACATTTTCCATCGTAATTTGGAAGATAGTGGGCAGAATGAAACTCGAATTTCCGCGTAATAGAAATCATTATTTTTCTCCTTCACAAGAATTATAAGGCATTTTTATCAAATTGAGAATTTTTTCTTTGATTATCTTAAAATTTCCGAGTCGAGAGCAATCTGCCCAACATCGAGCTGCTGGAGTACATAGCAACTTGAGAGAGAATCGAATCCTTCATCTCTGTCTGCCACTACTCCGAATCTGAAAACCCCTCTTCTTTTTTCCTCTGGAGTCTGATTTATGGTATACATCTTGTCAACATGAGCATTTTTTCTTACATCTCCCGCAGCGTCTGACTGTTGAAGAATTTTCTTATCGAGAGACTTCTTCTCTCCTGTCTGACTGACAGTGACAACGCATGCGTGTTTCTCGTCTCCTTGCCCTTTCAGCATTTTCCATCTTTTATCGATTTTCGACCTTTCATCTCCATTATCTCCGGATTCGTCTCCAAATATTTCTGCGTAATCATAAAGGAGAATGTCGCCATGAAATCCCTCAACAACCTCTAATTTTTCCAGGTCTCTTTTCATCCTCGAGAAGTTTGCAGAAAAAGCAGGATATGAAAAGATTCGAAAATTGTCTCCGTACATCTTGACAAGTGCATCAATTATTGGCTTTGTGGTTGAGTATTTTATTTTCTCAACCCTTCTATTCATCCACCAGAATCCGAGTCGGAAATCCCTCGTCCCTCTACAAAGAGAGCAGGCTTCATATTCGAGTTCTGGCTGCCACTTCGGAAGCTCCTCATCTAATGATTTCACGAGAGATGATTTGTTTTTTCTTATCTGTTTTGAGCAAGACCCATCTTGATTTTCGAGGCAATCAAATACCGGATAGAGATAGTTCCCAGTTTCTTTCTTCGCAAGCCCTGTCAGCCTTCTGTAAATTCTTTGCGAGATTTTTCTTGCACTCATTTCGAGAGAGAAAAGAACAACTTTTCTCTTCTCAAGAATCCCCTGGATTGCAATCTCCTCTAAAATCCAGCTCTTATACCTTTTCATTGGAGCAATAATTCCGATGAGATTCTCTCTTTCAAACCACCCTGTCACCTCCCCTAACGCACCCGGAAGCTTAAAAAGATGATATTTCTCGTCGTTGTACTCTGAAAAGATTTTCTTGACATATTCCTTCTCAAATGGATTTACCCAGGAGGCCGTCTCGGCAATTACCTTTTTGTAAGAGCTGAATTCATCCTCCGCTGCATCAACCATATCGAGTTCAAGGTATGAGGAGACTTTTTCAGATGTGAGCTTCAACTTTCTCTTCTTAATGTACTGGATTGCCTTGTCTGTGAGGTATTGGTCGTTGATTTGCCCTTCAAAAGATTCATATTTTTCTGAGAGGCTATTGAGAAAATTTCTAATTATTTCTTTTTCTTCATCTGAGATTTTCGACGATTCGATGTTGAAGATATGCTGAATTGATTCCTTCGGAGAGGATTTGTATTCCGAGAAGTAATCGATACACCACCTCGATACCCTCTTAACAAAATCAACCTCAAAAATTTCTGGAGCCATGATTCCGACAATGCTCTTCATAAACTCCGTTGAGACAATCATTCCTGTAATGATGAGCTCTTCAATATAGGTATCGATTTTTCTTCGTCTAACGGACATTTTATCCCTCGATTACGTTTTGCTCAGTCAAATATGTCGGAAGTCTTCGATTGAAAGTTGTGTTCGAGCATAACCAGGCAGGAGTGATACTCATATCTCCTTTATCTTCAAGGACTGATTCTACAACCATTCCTGCAAGGTCTTTTGGTGTCCTTACAAGAATGGAGTTCATCTTCCCTCGGTGCTTGGAGAAGAATTCATTTGTACGTATCGCTGAGAGTCGGAAGCAACTTTCCTCTGACTCTGAATACGAAGGATGAATGTCTCCGAGCAATTTCTCCTCGTAGATTTTCTTGAATGTTTTTGTTAGCTCCGGAAATTTATCTTCGACTACTCTTGTTGATTGTTTTGGTGAATTGAGATAGATGAGAAAAAAACTTCTTTCTGATTTTGAGAAAGGATTGTAGAGAAAGTCTGAAAAGCTCATCTTACTAATTCTCTTCTTTTGCTCAGGATTTGATGGCTCATACATTTCATCAAAGGCAGAAAGAGAAAAATTCACAATTGATGTTTTCATATCATCGAGTGTATAGGTGCATCCTTTGAAAAGAGTTCCTCGCAAGATTTTTCTGAGGCTCCTTATCGAGTCGGCGAAAGTTTTTGTATCGCGAGCAGTTTTATGCAATCCAAGACTTTCCCAGTACTCGACAATTTTCTTTTCATCATCTGATATTTGTATCTGAGCAGGCTTTGATTGCTGAGCAGCTTCTTTTCTTTTTTCTTCCTGCTTTTGTTTTAGAAGAGAAACCTTGGTAGGGAGAACGGTGGGTTCCGAAGGAACCTCCTCTATTTCTTTTTGAGAAGAATATGTAATATTCTTCGAAGAAGAAATAGTATTAACATTATATTCATCATTTATATTTATATGTCCTGCCGAAGAGAGAATACTGTTCCCTCCCTTCTCTCGATACTGTTCCCGCTCTTCTACGGGTACTGTTCCCTCCCTTCTCTCGATACTGTTCCCGCTCTTCTCCGTATGCCTCATACTCTCTTCATCGGGAGGATGAGGCAATTTTCCTCCTTTCCACATCACTCTCATCACTCTATTTCTTCCATCGAAGCTCGTTTTTTTCACATATCCTAATCTCCCAAGCTTTGCAACTCCTGTCGAAACAACATCAATTGAGAGGCCTAAATCATCTGCCAATCTCTGGTTACTTGCGAAGCAGCCTCTTTCATTATCGAGGAGATTTATGAGTGCATAGAGGAATTTTTCATTTGCTGTGAGTCTTTTGTCTTTGTAGATTTCGATGGGGATGTTGAAGTACTTGATGTAGCATTTTCCTATTTCTCTTGCAAATGCTACATCTGGGTCCTCTTCTTGTTGAGAGGAGTAGAGATGGTCAGATTCCATAGAGCCTCCTATTTTGAAAAATAAAAAAGCCTTTTTGAAGGTGGGTAGAAATTGAGTTTGCCGACCAAGGAAAACTCAAATCTACTTTGGTGAATAAAGAAGAGCAGCATCTAAAGTATCTCTACCCACCTTCAAAAAGGCTTCAATATGTCTTGGTCGGCCGGTTAAAATAATCAACTTAATGCTGTTCTTCTTGTATAAATAAACAAGATTTTAATGTTCTAAAAAATAAATTCTTTTCTTATATAATCAACATCTTCTTTGCTTAAGAACTCAGGTTCTTCGCAATCAATATCAAGAATTTCTACAGACTTAAATTGTCCAGTCAATGAAAGTAGATTAGCTGTGTAATTTGCTCTCACCTTCGCTTCTGAGTCAAAAAGAATAAAAATATTTTTAACTTTTTTTTCTATCAGCTGAAGAATCTGTTTTCGAGTGATTACTTTACTCATTGAGGCAACCACTCCATCTCCTATTCTCCATTTATCAAATGGACCCTCAACTACAACGCAAGATTCGTTCACCTCATCTATTCCATAGAGTGTTTCTTTTATTGAGATGATAGATTTATCGAGAGGACAAGAAATATATCTGCTCGGCCTCATTCCTGTTATATCTCGGGATGTGAAGGAGACAATTTCTCGATTATAGATTATCGGAATGATAATTGAATGCTTATAAAAACCGTATGTATGACAGCTATAGAGATGATATTTTTCTTCTATCTCATCTGGATTGAAATTTCTTTCTATTAGATATTCTCGATGTCGAGGAAGAAGTCCTTTTGTTGCCTGAGAAGGAATAATGTTTGTTCCGTGAGGAACAAGAGGAATATCATCATCAATAATTAATTTAGCTGATTGATGAGATGAAAGAACTTCGAGCGCATCATAAAACCCACACTTGAGAAGTCTTCTGATGAGAACTATTGTGTTTCCTTTTTCTCCGCAAACCCAGCAACTATAGTTCTTTTGCTTTAAATTCCATCCAAAATGATTAGATGAATCTCCACAGAAAGGACAGTCAAGGCCAATCCACCCTCGTCCTATGTTTTTTCCTTTTGTAGAGTAATCTATGGAATTGGTATCGAGGAAAGAAAAGATATCAAAGTTTTCTATCAGGAGAGGGATTTTGTCGATAAGATTTTTCAAATTCTTTTCCAATCCATCCTCTTTCGAAATAGAGAGAAAGTCTTTCGCCAAAATGCTTCACAAGATAGTACTGGGATGGATTGAAGAAATCAGTAAGAATCAATTCAGTTTTCCCTTCATCTCTTCTTACACCTCTTCCTATATTTTGAAGAAGAGCAATCTCGTCTTTTCCTTGAGCGGCAAGACTAATATTATTGAGAGAGGGGATGTCGATTCCTTCTTTCCAGGCAGTCGTTGCTACAACTGCCATTATTTCTTTTCTGTGAAGACTGATTCTAATTTTTTCTCTTTCTTCTCCTGACACATTTCCGTAAACAGGAGAAGAGGGGATTTCATATCTATTTAAAAGTGCTTGTATTTTGAGAAGGTGGTTAATCTGTGAAACATAGATTAAAGACGTGAGCCCGATGTCTGAGAGTCTCTTAACTTCCTCCACAACAATTTTATTGTAGAGATAATCCTCGACGATTCCTTGCCTGTAAACATCCTTGTAATTCTTTAGTTGTGCGATATCATTATTATAAGGTATTTTTATCAAATTGAGAAATACATTTACAATTATTTTTCTTGAAATCGCCTCAGGATGCATCATCTCTGAGATGATAGGACCAATATGGCCTTCAAGACAGAGAACTCCTTCTTCATTTAAAGGAGGAGTTGCTGTAAGCCCTATTCTGTAGAGAGCGTTGAGACCTGAGAGAACCTTTGTCCAAACGCCATCAAACATCCTTACATGATGAGCTTCATCCACAATTATCATGTCGAAGTGGTCTTTCAGAGACTCAACATCTAATCGAGCGAAGCTCTGGATTGTTGAGACGACAACATCTGCTGTTATCTCTTTTTTCCCTTCACCTATTGAGCAGATGTTGTTGATTCCGTATTCTTTGAATTTTGTTGTTGTTTGTCGAAGGAGTCCGATAGTATTGCAGAGAAAGAGAACTTTCGGTCTGTAGCCAACAATGGATTTAATAGCAAGAGCTGCAATGAAGGTTTTTCCTCCTCCGGTAACAACCACTATCACACCTCTCTTGTGATAGAATATTTTTTCGACTGCATCTATCTGATAATCTCTTGCCTGGAGACCGGATAATTCAGATGGAATTCTATATTCGAGAAATTTTTCTGGTCCTCCACCTATAACCTCAAAAGGAATATTTTCATTCTTGAGATATTCGATTGCTCGAGGAAGAAGGCCTCTTAGAAATATCCCTTTAGAATCAACAAGACTTGAAAGATAGAAACATTGCTCTTTTGAATATTGCTTCTTTCTCCAATACTCTTTTTGATATTGAAGAGCTGGTTGTAGACGCTTGTAATCACTTGTATGGCAAAATACAGGTGAGATTATATCAATCTTCATTTTCTCTACCTGCACAATTAAATCTCGCCGGTGCTATCATGTTTTATAGCAGACTGACGGCGCGTCTTATTTCTTTGGTTGTGCTCCAGATTTGTTCCCATTTCCATTTCCAGTTATCTCGGATATAAAACTCGACGTTTGTTAGACTTACTTTTTTGCCCTTCTTGTATTTAGGAGAATGGTATGAACCATCAAGAGTAGAGGCATACGCCATCAACTGCTCTGGTGCATCAAGAATCAATTCAATAACCTTCTGAGCCTCTTCAGAAAGAGTATCGAGTGCGCTCTTTCTGAAGAGGATATTCTCAGGAGTTTTCTCATCTTCTAAAACGATTGTATTGGCTGCCTCTATCTCATCAGCAGGAAATTCTTCATATGTAATTTCTCCTCTCCCTGTCATGAGGTTGCAGGCAGTAAGATAATTATACTTCGAATATGCTTCCGGTAATACCATTTCTCGTCCCTCCTTAAATGATAGTTAGGAATCAATCTCTGTTTCTTTCTCTTGTTCCCTTTTCTTCTCTAACCAGCATTTGCAGACAAAGGAAATCTGCGCTGCCATTGACCGATTCTGTTTCTGAGCTTCCTTAAACATTTCTTCTGCAACTTCCTTGTTAAGATATGTACTAACAACTATCTTTTTGGCATCAGGAGAGCTCCTCTCAAGTGCTGTATATCTCATCTCATCACCTCCTTTCTTTTATAATATATAAGAATTTTATGATAAATTTTTTAAAATGTCAAGTTATTTTTTTAATATTATCAATTTTCTTTCATATAGAGGCGCTTATCTTCTGCTCAAGGCCAAATCGAAATCCATATCCGAAGGCTCTTGAAAGGGCAGAAGAGAGGACTGCGTAGTCAGATTGTGTTTTGATTATGTTGCATTCCTTGAGCTCTGCAAGGATTTTTTCGAGCTCTTCATTTGATTCTTTTTGATTTTTCATTTTCCCTCCTTCCATTCAAATTACCTGCTATCCAACCTGCTACAAATACAAATATAACTATGGCTATTTCTTCTTGAGTCATTTCTCGTCCTTTTTGAAAAGAAGAAGCGGGAGGCTAACGGGTTAGAGATGCCCCTGTCTGCCTTGCGATTGAGACCCTCCCGCTTCGCAAAACTAATTATTGATTACACTCCAGTCTTTCTCCGAAAGCTCGATTATGTTTCCGCCAGTCCTTTCCAAGAATGCCGCTCTATCTGCATTTTCGACTTCTCTGCCGACTGCTGTGATGGCGTTTGCGAGTCCCCACCGAGTCAAGTCTCCATCTGAAATCAGATTCTTGAACATCTGGTCTTTCTCGTCCGCCGAGAAAGAGAAGCGAGTTGTAACATTTTCGATAACGCTTTCCAGTTTTCCGGAAATTGGGATTCCAGAAGCAACCTTCAGCTTCTCAACTCCTGCCTGGAAGAGAGAGACGTCTGAGACAGCAGCCTTCACCATATCTCTGACCGTCATCATGAACGCCTTCATATCAGCGGCAATGGTTTCCTGCTGAAAGTATTTTGTATCGACATATCCATCTTCTCCAAGTTTTCTGCCGATATGGGCTTTCCGGAGAGTTTCAGAAAGAACCATTCCGTTAAGACATTTGAGGCGCCAGACGAGAGGTTCTACTCGGACAGCACCGAGTCCGATTTCTGAATTTGAAACCATGATGCCGGCTTGAACGATGTCGTTTACTTTCACCATGTCCTGGATTCGAGGAGAAACGACCTGGATGTAAAGATTTGTATCTGTCAGGTTAGCAGATTGGATTTCCAGGTCTTCGATGCCCTTCAGACCTTCCATTACGCCAAGCGCAACCGGGTAATTATCGTATGGACGATACCGGTCCGATAGAATAGCCCGGACTCTTCCGTCCAAGGTGCGAACCAGGCGCTTCTCGGATTCTGGCTTCTTCAGCCACTGATTGACGTTGAGGCACAGAAGGTCAGGAGCCTCTGTCCTCATCCGGTCGTAATACTTCTTCGGAATTTGGAGCCTCTCCGCCATCTGCAGATGAGCGTGTTCTGTGAGACCGAACTTTCCGATAGAGGGGATGTCCAGGAGTGGAAGTTCTTCCTGCTCGACCATCGAGAGAGACTGTGAGGAGATGATGAAATCTTGCTTCGCCTGTTCCACTCTCTCTACCTCTTGCCACAGTGTGTTGATAGATGAACCCTTCATTTCTTTTCCTCCTTTTCTTTTATGACGGAAATTGTTCCGCCGCATCCGTTGTGAACGTAATAGCTCTCTTTCTCAATCCCCTTGCCCTCGCTTTCGATTCTACACTGTGAGAGACTGACAAGATAGCCGCATTCATTACATCTGAAGAGGCAAGTGTTAAGCATTTTCTGCCTTTCTCAATCCGTTTCCGCCTTGCATTACTATTCTCTTCCCGCCTTTGAGTTCGACTGTGTAGTAAGTGTCACGGAATTTTTTCCAGGACTCTTTCACCCTGACTCTTATTTCGACGATGGTTCCTTCTTTCCCTGCATATTTCCCTTTGCCGACAATCTTGTCGCCGGGCTGAAAGGCGAATCTTCTTGTGTCTCTTGGATATTCCCAATATCTCTCTGTCATATTCTTCTCCTTTCTCCTAAGAATTCCCATCCAAAGGTTCCGCATGAAAAGAATCCGTCTTCTGTCTCGACGATATCGCCGACGCTCATCGAGGTATGGTATAATCCTGCTGCCTCGATGAAGGGACGAGCTTCTCCTCTTGGCGACCAGACTTCACCTTGCATTTCGATGAAAACTTTTTCGATGTCTTTTGCTATTACGGTTCCGAGATAGACGTGGGTGTTTTCGATTTTGTCCAAAGAGTAGATTGTTCCCGGAAGATGGAAGTGAGGGTCTTTCTGATAATAGACTTTGTACTCTTTCATTTTATCCTCCTTGGTTGACATTAATTTTTAAATTTAATAATATTGTAGGATATTTTAAAACCTTTGTCAACCATTATTTTTAATTTTTATAAAATTTTTTTAGTCAATAATGACGGGACTGGAAATGGTATTTTATTTTTTATGAAAATAAATTTTAAATTTCTCCTTCTGCTCCACAGCCAGAACATTTATAAATCGTCCTCCATATTCTTCTGTCCGGGTCTGTGTATTCGAAGAAGACTTCGTATTCTGAGAGCTCTTCTCTATCGGTTCTTCTTGTGTTGAGCCAATCTGGAACTGCTCTTAGCTCTTTCTTGCAGGAGGGGCAGAAGTAGTTCATCCTTATCTCCATTCAGGCCAGGCCATATTTATTTCGAAATATGGAAATTCGACTTTGACCGAGGAGATTGCTTCGAGAAAGCTATCAGCAAGTACTTCGACTCTCTTGTTCTCGAAACTCCTCTTCCTATATCTACTCAAATGAAATATATACTTTTTCATCTCTTCCTCGTATCCCACCAGGTCTTTGCGATTATTAAGAGTGCCACGAAAAGAAACACGACGAGAAATTCTTGCCCGTCAATCATTTTCATTCTCCTTTGATAATTTGAGTTGAGATTCGAGTTGTTCTATCCTCTCTTTGAGAATTTTATTCTCTATTGAGAGTTCTTGAACTTTTTTCATTGCCAGAAAGAGAGGATGCTTCTGCCTTTTTTCTTCCTCGAGTTTTTCAGACTTCTCTGCTCTCCTATTTTCTGAATCGGGATGGTGAATCATACAATAGCCATCTTTTACAACTTTGTTGCGACATTGATGCCGGTGCCATCCATCAGTAGATACGTTCTTTTTACATCTCCCTTCTATCATTTCTATTCTCCTTTTGCATTCTTGATAAAAAACTCTACCATTTCTTTTGTTTCAATTGAATAGTGCCACCATTGTTTGTGACGCCCATACCATCTGTAAACAACCATTCCTTCGATGACGGCAAGAATGTGTATCTTGTATATATTCATTCCTTGGATGGCTGCTCTATAGGTCTGCCCCTTTTTGAATTTCATCTTCATTGCTCCTTCGACCAGTATCCGTAGACACATCGTTTCTGTATACTTACGTTGCCACAGCCATCGACGACGTGAGTCTCTCTCTGTGGGTTGTGATTGTCGTGTATTACTCCATCGATTACCGCAGTAATGTGTCTTGAGAGTCGACAGATGATTCTCCCTCCAGGCAATTCTCCTTCTGTGAGATGGACCTTACACCCTGAGCCGATTTTCATTGTAGGAGTCCACTTCCATCCGAGAGAGAAAAGATATTTTTCGTAGGTCTTCTTATAGACTCCTTCTCGAGAAGAGGAGCGGCGCTGCATCGATTTGGTTACTCTCTCTTTAAGGCTGAGAGAGTTAATTGCGTCATATACTTCCTGGTAGGGTAGTCCGGATGCGATAGCGATGGCTCTGACAACGCAATCGTTTGCGAGCCCTTTATACCCTGCTTCTGCTCTTCCTCCGTCATCGTGGATAAATGGCATCATATCTGATTCTCCCTATGCAACATCGACATATTAATTTTTAAATTTAATAATATTATAGCATATTTTAAAACCTTTGTCAACCATTATTTTTAATTTTTATAAAATTTTTTTAGTCAATAATGACGGGACTGGAAATGGTATTTTATTTTTTATGAAAAATTTTTTTTCGGCATTCGTTTGATTTCTTCCTTCTTAATAATTATTTTTTTCCTGCTTACAAGAACTGCTTCGAATCTTTCTCTCTTGAGTTCTTTGATTGAGATTGCATATCGAAATTGACCTTTGTACCAGACAATCCCTAAGTTTTCAGGCGGCATCGTTCAATCTCCTGAAGGCAAAGACTTCGATTCTAATTGATGTATCTTCAGGCCACTCAACATCGAGCCCTTTTTCTCTCAATACCTCGACAACTCTCTTTCCGACTTCGAGGGTTCCAATTCCGATATCTCCTATCTGTTGTGAATGAAGATTTCCGAAAGAGAGGAATAAAATCCCTCTTCTGTTGAAGCTTTCATCGTCTTGGTTGTGCCAGAAGACACATCCTTTGATTTCTTCTTTTTTCTTTTTCCCTAATTCAACATCTTCCGTCGCCTTCTCTGTTAAATTGTATCCGGCACAATTTGAGCAGCAGAGATGATTCGCTCTTGCGATGAACCCTTCTTTTCTGAGCTGGCGAAATGCCTCTTTGACTTTTATTCTTGTCTCTGACATGAGATTTATCTCTGTGATTGTAAGACGTGGATTCATTTTTTTCTCCTTCCTCTTAATAGATGACTTGAAATTTCTACTCCGCAGATTGAGCAGACGATTTTTTTCTCTCCCTTCTTCTCTACTTCGACGGGGGAGTGAGTACAGGTTTTGTGAAGGAAGCAATATCTGCTTCCTTCGACTTTGCTTCTCGGGCATCTAACGAATATTAAATCGCATTCGACGAATTCGTCGAATATTTTCGCTTCACATCTGATGGAGCTCATATCGTTCTCTTTCTCTTCTTCTCGATGATGATATCTTTCTTGCACTCTCTGCAAAAGAGCGAGAGACCTTTCTGATAATGTGAGAAAAGAAATTCGACTCCTTGGGGAGATATGGATTGTTTCGAGTAATCTGTTGACTGGATATGTCCGTTTTTGCACTCGAACGTCATCTTCATTCCCTCAAGCTTGATAGCCCTTCCCCTTGTTATTGTTGCTCCGGTGTGTTGAATCATTTTTCTTCTCCTTAGAATGTAGAAATTTTGAATTCTTCGCAACGACCGAGTTTATAGAGTTTCCAAAAGACCTCTTCCGGCTGAAAGAAATCTGCATCCCCTCTTCCAAGGTCTTTTCTCTGAATGAAAACATCTATCCACTCAAGTTTCTTGTGAGAAAGATAGGAGACTGTCAGCTCGATTCCGAACATTCTCTTATTCTCTTCCTCGACCGGAATTCCGATGACTACTTCTTTGTGTGAGTCGGATGAGCGCATCGGGTGGGTCTTTGCGACGTATTTATATGTCGCCATCAGCTTGCAGAGGTGCGCCCGGATGAGAGCTTTTTCTTCTGGAGAGTTGAGGAGGTATCCGGAGTCGCATGCATCCGGAAAGATTCTTGTTTGCTTCTTTGCCAGCTCTTCGAAAAAAATTAAGCTTTCTTTTGATACCATCATTGTCTGGGTCTCCTTGTAGTTAGTTGTTACTGAATCCAAATTTTGTCTTCGTCAGTTACTTGAAAAAATCTTTATCTGGCCCACTGAAATGTGAACTTGGAAATATGAATCTGATTGTTTCTCGAAATCGTTTCTGCCTCGGCCTCGCATATTGCTCCGCATTCGCACTCCTTGTCAAATTTCTGTCTCGGGCAATCTGGAAATATTTTTACTCTATGAGACCTTCCGCAGAATGTGCATTTGAAAGAATGTGTTTTTTTGAATGGGAGCGATTTCATCTTCTCCTCCAATAAGATTAATTTTTAAAATTAATAATATTGTAGGATATTTTAAAACCTTTGTCAACCATTATTTTTAATTTTTATAAAATTTTTTTAGTCAATAAAAATGGGACTAAAATTAGTCCCATGATATTTTTTTCAATTTTTTTTATTTTTTTCTTATTTTATTTCTTGTAATTTAATTTCTAAAAACCAATTCTGCTCTCCTGGATTTATTATCTCTCTGATATTGAAAATCCTGCTTCCAAGGATAAATCTATCCTGTTCCGTTATGGAATATTTCATAAAGGGATATTTCAGATAGAACATATGAGTTGAGACAACTTTCAATCCAAGAGCATCAAGAGCTTCCTTCCCTTCGAGTTTCTGAATGACTCCTGTGAGAGAAGCAACGGTAGCCCATGCATCTTCAACTCCTCCTTCTGAATTAACAGTCGAGGAAAATTTTTGAAGATAGAGAGTTGAAGAAGGTCCAATCATGCTCATATCAATGTCTTCCTGTATCTATTGAGAATTGTTTTTGCTTCCATTGGAATCTCAGAATCATCCAGAGTCATCGAAATTCTGTCAACTGAGTAATTCCTCACTCCGAATGTATCCTGCATTGTTGCCCCGTAGAGCGTCTTCGTTATTATTTTTATTGCAAGCTTCAAGTCAGCGGGCATATTGGCAGATGTGTATCCGGCAGTGTAATTCACAAAGATATTTCTATTCCCTGTCGGGAACACTAAATTACAATATGAATCCCAATGAGGGTTATCTTCATAGTTTACAGCCATTGCGCGAGCATCTCTCAAGAGAGAATCACTCCGTCCCGGTAGAACTATTTGCCCTCTTTCTGCATAGACATCAAATGTATCCTCGGGCTTGTCTGGGACCTGGAGATATACCCAGTTACTATCAATGCAATTTGCTCCCATCATGTCAATGAGCTCTGTCGACTTATAATTATCATAGATGCTACAGAGAGATGATGCACTCCATGAGTTTCCGAGTGCGTTAATTGCATTTACAACTTTTCCTATTGTGTCATAAGTTAGAAAGACAATAGAAGAATCGACAACATCATCTTTCATGAGATTGAGACCTGTAGATGAAACAGAAACAGTGGAGGAGGTATAAGAAGAAGTATTGCAAACTTTTACAACATCAACTGTTCCTATAGAGAGCTTCGTGAGGGAGACGACAGGAGCATTCTTCAGAGTAAGAGTTCTGGTTCCTTTCCCGTCATATCTTTCTTTGTAACTTGTGAGTTCGAAGTTTCTCCTGCAATATACATTCTGCACATATTCCTCTGCTGCATCTCTAATAGAAAGAAGAACAGAATTCTGCGCTCCTGCCTCTATGTCACTTGTAAGAGAGGTGGCAGCTGTATGGTCCTGAGTAAATCCGAGAGTATATCCTCCATCAGAGCCTGTGTTGATATAGGCAAGAGTTCCAGCAGAAGGAGTTATAGTAAATTTACAAGTATCTGAGTCGTATGAAACTGTGAATGTTAGAGGAGTGAAAGCCGTATCGAGGCATGATTTTACAGCCGCACACAATTCGGTCGCACCATATGTTCCATCAGGAATGTCGATGGGAGTGTTTGTCACAGATACTCTGAACACTAATGCGTCATTGACAGATGTTATGATAAAATACGGATTTGAAATTCCAAGATAAGTAAGCATTTCATCATTAGACACGATAGCCATTTTATTTCTCCTTTAGCACTCAAGGAACTTCTTCAAGTGCATCAGTATCAAACATATCAGTTAATAGTACAAGATATTCAGATTTATTTCCCATAACTCTAAATAAATCCCTATTATTTTGTGCAGATATATCTGTTGCTGTTGTACAATACAAAAAGAAATATTTCGTTGGACAATATGTAATATGGTTTACTAAATATGATAATAATTCAGACCAATCCATACTATCAGAACCAACTCTCCATTCTTGCATTTCCCCACTTGCTATTTTAGCGAGTGAATAGTCACCGACAGGGCTACTTGTAATTGGATAACAATTAGGGATAATTATTTTGCTGGAAAATTCATATTGAATTTGTAGAAGAAACGCTTGAACAAGTTGCCTATAATAAGTTTTGTTTGCAGTAGATATATTCCATGTCAATGTGGTTGCTTCATATGGAAGTATATCAATAATAAATCCAGCAAAAAGAGAATAATTGGCATAGATATAATCAAGTTCTGTTATTTTATTCGCTACATAATCAGGGTCACTCAAGTTCATTATGTATCTATGTTCACTTAATGTCGTAGTATCCTCAGAATCATTCGAGGTATCTTTATCAGGAAATATCATACCTGAATCAATATCCCCCCATGCATTTGTTTTAGTTGTCGGAACAGTCATAGATAAACTTCCAAATGTTCTATAAAGTAGCGTAGCACTTGGAGCACTTGTGATGGCACTGTTATAATTTACAACAGAAGAAACAAGCCAATCACATTTTTCAGCTATTTCTGTCCATTTTCCGTTATACGTTGAATTTGTACTGTAAAGAGTAGTTCCTATTTTCATTGTCTATATCCTTCTTTCAAAGTGATAAACATCTTTAACATCCCATCCTTTTCTCAAGGAGTGAATGTTTTCCTTTGACAAACTTTCCCAGTAATCACCAAAAGGTTTATAATCGTCAGCATTAATTAATTTATATGAATCATCTTCTTTTTTGAAGATAACAATATCAATAGCAAGTGAATTAAGATGCCTGCTGTTAAACGTCCAAGAAACACCTTTTTTAACAAGCATTTTTTGAACAGTATTTATCCCACCACAATATATGCAAGGAAGAGGGTCATTATTTCTGCGTAGTTCTCTTGGGGAAATAAAAAGCCCCTGCTTATCTATTTCATTAAAAAGTAATATTAAATCCATAACAAATTTATGCTGTTCTGGAACTAAACTACCCATTATTTTGTTTCCTTATTTTCTTCAACTGTAGTTTCTTCAATAATATCTTTAGGAAGAAATTTACTTATAAAAAATTTAAGAAGATGCTTCCATCCTATTTCATACATTCCGGAAGCTATTATTGCAGTAATAACTATTTCCATGAAAACATTTTCAGCAGTACAATATTTATAGATATAACATTTTATCAACGATAGGGTGATGGAAAAGAGCACAAGGAATATTCTCGGGTCATATATTTTTTTATCCGGAGTTATTCTTTTAAAAACTTCCACAAGAATATTCACGAAAAACGCTACAATAATTAATCTTGTATCAAATAATAATTTTGCACTCTCTTCCATCGTAGTCACCTATCTATTAAGAAATGTCAGGTAATGTTTTTAACTTATCATTCATATTGATGAGTTCATCTATCGTACATGAAAACATTGCTTTTGATTCCATTGTTGCCTTCATCTCTTTAGTAGCATTAACTGTTGTATCGGAAGGCTTGTTACTATTAATCAAAGTCATTATCTCCTGTATAATCGGCATGACAGATTCTTTTAATGCCAACAGGTCCTTCTCAAGCTGCTCGAAGTTAGTTGGGTCTTTTTTATTGTTGTAACAGGCAATAATTGCATCGTTGTAAGAACGGAGACCTGCCTTGAATAAGTTGATCGCAGGAACTGCAATTGAAGTAACATTTGCAGGGATAAAAGGTCTTACAAATCCCCAGTACGAGTGCACTGTCATAAAAAACTTTGTGGTAGTACACCCTAAGTTAACAGCTTTTGTTAGCAGAGGACTTGGGACGAAAACTCCGTTTTCAGGAGGTGGAGGTGGAGTAGTAGGTGAATTACACCCACTACATACGATAGCCAGTAAAGCAAACAACACTACAATTTTCTTCATACTCGCTCTCCTTTTCTGTTTTTGAGCCATGCTTTAATTTTTTTCCAAGTAAGCATGACTGCAGTTATGTTGATCTTGAGATAGAAACCATCGTATACATCAGTAACTGTGTCTGGTTTCCACCCGCTTGGAGTCATCGGTTTTGAAGTATTAAAACTCCAGTCTTCGGAAACTTTACGACTATTATTGTCGATATACATATCAGCCATGAGTTTTCCGCACTCAAGATGATCGTATTTTACTCCGTTATCGTCTAACCAGTCTATTAGACTGTCATGTTCGATGTGTTTTCTTGTAGTGTAAATAAATATTTCGTTACCCAGATCATACGATTCATTTACTTTATTAATCGTTGTAATATTAGGCTCCATCTCCAAGTAATTGTGAATCGAGTGATTACCAGCTGTAAGAGTTTCGTCAAAATCTACTGCAATGCGCATCATTCTACTCCCCCAAATATCATACTACTTAACAGAGCTTCTCTCGCTTTCAGTTCTGGTTCCTGGTCGAATCCATTTTCATTTAGATATTTATGTATTTCTTGATGTGCCATTAGGTAATGTACTTCTGGAATATTATCTATTACAGTCTTCAACCCTGCTGTCAGTGCCCCATTGTATCTACCGTTAATAAATGCATCCGAAGAAGTTTGATCTGACTGGCATCCGGAAAGAAAAATTATATTAACTGAATCAATTTTAGACACATAATTCTGTAACGAATTGTTCATCATCTTTTGACCAATACTTCTTGATTGGATATCTTCAGGAGGTATCATTCTTCTTGGGATAGAATCAATTTGAGAAAAAGCCTTCACCAGATTTCCTGAACAACAACTATCGCTAATAAAAAATAGTGTAGTATTAGGCGGTATCTTATCGAATTTTTCATGAAGCATCTCGGCAGAAATAAAGTTCTTATCCCAATCAAAATCACTTGGACATATTACATCGGATAACCACGGATTAAGATTTCCACCAGTATCTCGTATTCTAAAGTTCGTTCCGTGAGAACTGTTTTGAAATATTAAGTAATCCTGTTCTGTAGAACTACAACAAGCTATCAACCAATCAAGATGTTCCAGTTCTGCCTTCGTAGTAGCTCTATAATCTGTTAACATACGGATATTATCTGGCTGGACTTTATATTTTTGTACCATTCTATCTCGGATATCAACGCAATCGTTAACACATCCTCTTAGATTGTTTCCGTTGTTATAGAGGTTTACACCTTGAAGATATGCATACTTTTGCATTTTATTCTCCCTATTGCTTCGGGATTATATGGTTATCGTCTGTTTGACAGTTTATTTGAGCTGGTCCAGTTCTTATTGGTATTGAAAAATCAGCTATAGTATTTTAGGTTATCACCTGTTTAATTTCACGTTGTGTCATGTTAATCGGGAAAAGGTAGTCTGCCTGTGGCTCAAACAGTTGAAGTTGTTCTTCTCCAGTAAACCAAACCATATTGACCCGATGTCCGGGATTTGTTATAAACACACAACCAATAAAGCAATCCCACCATGGACCCGACTGCATTTCCCCAAAGAAGGCATAGGCAAAGTCATTGCAGATAAACGGTCTATTATTTTCGCCAGCTACACAGACATATTTAAAACGGTCAACCCTACTCTTCGCTACTATCTGCATAAACACATCACGGGGAAGCCGCCAGTTATTATACCCGCAGTCTATCCAGTGAGTTTTTGTGGTATCTCCGGATAAAGGTTGGCTCGATGTCAGTGTCCTTCCCGTCTGCTTGGTGTACTGTCTCTGGAACTGATACGTCTCAAACTTCTTGGCTCGACCATCCGCTACCATTTCAGCCATTGACGGGAGCCCTTCAGACATGAATTTATAATGGTCATCTATACGTGCGTTGGCTTGTGCAAGTTCTGCCTTCACTTTAGCTTGATCAGCCTGAAGAATAGCAGCCCATGTTTTATAATCATTAATTTCTCTTTTTAATGCTGCTGTTTGTCTATCACAATCGGCTTTAGTTTTTGAACAGAACCATGTGGACATTATAACTGTCCTCCGCAGTGTGGGCAGTAGTTTGGTTGATAAATCATCATCCTGTTTACTTTTGCCCTACTAATTGAAATTTTCCCAAATTCACATTTTTTCTTTACCATTAAATATTCCACCTCCCCCATTAATCAGATAGAATTCAAGGATATACTTTATCTGTTCCTCCATGCTTCTTCTTTGTTTGTTAGCTACTTCTAAAACTATATGGTAAAGGTCGGAATCGTCTGTAAAATCTATTTCCAGTTTATATCGATTAAAATGCTCTTGTTCTATTGCATTGGCAAGAGGTACTCCTATTGGTAATATCTTCTTACTCTCATGATTTTTTATTCGTGCATAAATTCCGTTAGGATGGACTCCAAGTTTTTTAGCTGCACGATTTACATTCCCTTCTTTTGCAACCATTTCTAATAATTCATCCGTAGAGATTGCGGATAAAACTCCCATTATGGACAACCTCCTTGATACGAAACTTCACTTGACCACGGGCTATCTAACCCAGTTCTTTTATCATGTGCTTTAATTTTAATAGCCATTGGAAGCCCACCAAATACAGCACACCAATCACAGATAGCGTCAAATGTCCTACCGTCAACCTGTATATCAAGTTTAAATCTGGAAGAATAGTGACACTGAGTCATATTTCTTATTTCTTCATAATGGACAGTATAAACGTAATTATCAGGATTGGAATTGGTGTGCTGCCACCCTATAAATACTGTTTTACCCTTAGCTACTACGGTAGTAGTTACTGGTGCAGTAGTGGTTTGCCCAAAACATACTGCAATAGTAAATACCCAAAATATTAAAGCTAAGAAAATAGACCAACGCATACAAGTTATATTCATATTAGTAAATCCTTATGTTAGTTGGTGCAGTTGGTACATGGATACTCGTTGTAGTCGTAGTCGGAATGCTGCTCGTAGTAGTCGGTATGCTTGTCGTTGTCGTGGTCGGAATAACTGATGTAGTTGTAGTAGTAGGTCTGGTGCAACAAGCCTCATTACTTGGAGCACTTTTCATAGTGCTGTTTACAGCATAAGCCCTAAAGCAATATTTGTTTCCCGTAAAAGTTACCCAGAAGTTTACGATAGGATAAGTTCTTGTAGTAGCCCCCGGGACAGTAAACTTAGTAGGATAAGGACCTCCTATTACTGTTCCCATTTCTATTTCAAATCCAGTTACATTAATACCATCATGGTCCCATCCAAGAGTAATATCATTAGATAATGCCCTTGTCTTTACTTCCATTCCGAAGCAGAAAGAACACCATATTACTGAGATTAACATCCATATAGTTACTACAGTTTTCAGCATAAAACCTCCTATGTTATTACCTGGTTTATCTCACGTTGTGCCATATTAATAATGCTAAATGTCTTTTCCAGCACATTATAATTGTCCTCCGCAGTGTGGACAGTAGCTTGGTTGATAAAGCGGTGGAAACGCACAGGAATGACAAATAGGCTGACCATTTCTATAATAAGTAATCGTTCCCATAATATTACAGCCACATTTGCTGCATATTTGTGTATTATAACAGGTCCTTATATTTGGTGCTTCTGGTTGTGATTCCATTACACTCCATTGGCTGAATGAGCTTGAGGCTTTTCCAAAATTTGCTATGACAAACTGTTTCATTTGCACCTCTTATCTAACACCACAATTAGCTTCTCAATGCTCAGGTAAATTATATCGAGGAACATCAATATACCATTGCCCCATCATGTAACGAGTGGTATATAAACTGAACAGATACCAGTCAATGTTCATCATCGCCTCGCCATTGGTTTTACTTGCAGTGCATCCACCAGCATTTTTTGCAACTCTCGTTGCCCGCTTTTTATGTCTGTGAGTTCCTTGGCTATATAGTCCTGTAGCCTACGATGCTCATCCCAGTAAATTACTGAGTCAAGTTTTGTGTTCTGCAAGATGTCACATTTTGCGCTTAACTTGTCAGAAACCGCCCGTGTCTCACTTAGGTTGTAACCGATAACTGAGCCTATCATTACCAAAAGGGCAGAAAATATGACCGTCCAGCTAATCCGCACTCCCGCTGACATTTTCCCATTAGTGTCTATCATGAGCGTATCCTTTTCACCATGCGTT